TTGAATATTAAAAAAATATTACTTTCTATCTATTTGATTTTAGTATCTATAGTTGGAGTATTACGTGTTCCAGTAATCTTAAGATGGGGGCCAGACCAAAAAATTGATCAAGAAAAATATGCTCCATTATGGCAACTACAAGATGAATACCTTACAATAAGTAACTATACACCACGATATCAACTAGATCTCATAAGACTGATTTATGAATTAGGTATTATAACATTAATCCTCTTTGTGGTTTATTTAATATTGCAAAATAAAAATAGTAAGAATTAAATACCTGGTCGTTATTGATCAAAAGCCTAGTATCCAAATGATTGACAATGTGCCAGCATGGGGTCAAATCCAATTTTAAGAAGGGCATTCCTGATGTAATTTGGGAATGCCCTTCTTTCATACCTAATTTAAATTTATCCGGATATATTCTCGGGTTTATCCGATGTCTATTATAAGGGGCGCACTTCATAGAGACCGCTCGCTTTAATGTTCCATCCAGTAGTTGGTGTTCTCATTTGAAGATGGAGAAGGAGCTGCAGGTCTGCTCTCCTCTCTCTCCCATCCTTCAATGATCAGAATCGTACTCATTGAAGCTTTGTCTTCCCAAAAGATGTAGTTCAGGCTCTCCAACTCTGTCAGGCTTTCCCGTATGCTGTTCATATTCCTGCCTGTCAGTCGTTCCAAATCTCCCATTGTCGGATTTACATTGTGCCGTCTAGAATAGTTATATAGCACCCTTAATAGCTTACGCTCTGCATCAGCAAGCATTAGACCGCCTCCCGTACTGCTGTTCTTGGGGCTTGCCACGCTAATATGTTATCGATACGGAATGTGCGTGGTGATCCAGTCATTAGACAGGTGGCTCTTATCAATCCGTTACGGATACTATTTACTTCGATGCGCCGCTGCGTGATCTTTCCTGATTGGTCCATATACATGATTTCGATGATTTTCCCAAGATACTTCACTGGCATGTTATTCACTCCTAATAAGAACATTTGTTTGTATTATATGCGAACGAGTGTTCTTTATTCAAGTGAATTGTTTTTCCAAGGAAGAAGGGTTTATTCTTGATTTGAGAGAATATTGAATGTATGAACGGAGTGATTGAATGAACTTTAGAGAAGAATTACATATAGCTGCATCTAGTAATCAAAGGGTAACTATAAAGCTCACTAGCGGCGAGGTAATCAGCGGAGTAGCAGAAGTATCAACCTATCCTGAACGCGCTAAGATAAGAACGTCAGAAGGTCCAACGTGGATTCCTTACAAGGATATTACTAACATAGAACGGATTGTTCAGATACTACATTAATAGACACAAAAATAGAGACCACATTGGCGTTATGCCTTTGTGGTCTCTTATATCGTATGAGGTTATTTAAGAATACACATTAGTTTAGAAACAGAACGCACTGGTAATGATAACCAACAAAATGAACAGAACTAAAATTGCCCCTGTGCTTCCACCAACACCGCAACCTCTGCCGTATCCTCCAAGAACTTCACTCATGAGTACAACCTCCTTTGGTTTAAGGTACCTCATATCTTATGTAGTAATTAGGGATTAGTAAGGGCTACACGGTAAATAAATGACCCTGCAACACACTCCAGCAGGCATATTCCCAAGCGCTTGGGAATTTCATTTTGATGACCACATTGGCGTTATGCCTTTGTGGTCTTATTTATGATGCTGTTCTTTTATTAATTATACTTTAGTATAATAATTAATTTACTTTAGTATAATAATATGTTATAATTAATTTAGAAAGGAGGAAGAAAAATTGAGACAAAAAAGGAGAAGTAAACGTAACCCCCTAGAAGTCAAAGATGTCGTCCAGTTCTTGACGGTCCTGATGACACTCGTGACAGCAATCATTAGCCTCATAACAGTAATACTTCAACTACTTAAGAAGTAAAACAGTTGAGGGTTACGATTCACCCCGAAAGGGGTGGATTGTAACGGGGGTTATGTTCTTCTCCAAATAAATTATATCATATATCAGGAGGATACATGTTATGAGTAAACTTAATAAGGCAAGTTTCATAATGAGTTTTGCTGGATTAATCATTAGTGTTATCGCTCTAATCCTTGTATTGAAAGGTTGACTGTAATGAACATCGCTGAAATGCTTGTGGACGAAATAGATAAGCAGGGACGAACAAATAAATGGGTGGCTGAACAGGTGGATATAAAGCCAGTCACCTTCTCTTTAAAAGTAACTAAAAATCGTTTCAATTCCACTGAATTAGTACGGATTGCCGTTTTGCTAGATCTAGACTTAAATATATTTAAAGCATGTATAGGTGATGAAGAGGATGAGAAATTATGAAATTCGAAATGCGCCTGGTATGGAGCGTGAAAAATAAAAAAATGTGAGGAGCTTTGAATAAATATGGACTTTACGCAAAGAATGGAATCTAAGTGGGAAGAGATTACTGTAACAAAAAATGAAAGAGAACTTCTCTTTGATAATTTCGAAGCTAATAAAGAGTGCATTGCCGAGCTACATTACGAAGTTGAAATTAAGCAGCTACAGTACCTATTTTTAAAACGTGAACAGCTTGCTGGATTGAAAGAAGTCTTAAATACACCAGACCTTATGGCAGATATCGAGAAAATTAATGAAACTTGCATCAGTATTGCACAAAAACACCTTGTTGAAGCTGGGTTAAAAGAACGACTTGTGCTAGAATCTCTCATTTAACATAATGCCATAAATAAAAAAATAGCCCTACCGACCGAAGTCAGCAGGGCTCAAAATCTACAAATTATATCCACCACTATTCGGCTTAGTAGGGTTTGATAAAATACCCAACGTAGCCAGCAACCCAAGGAACACATTCAGAACAGTAAGAAGATCCTGTTTCATAATATCTGTCAAATCAAATACACCAGTTAAATGTCCAATTAACTGAAGCAATAGGACAACTTGTGAACCCACGCTAATCCACAAAGCATAATTACGCCATCTTTTCTTTTGCATATTATTTGTCCTCCTTATTAAACAAACCAAGATTGTACATCATCTGAATAGTTACAATCTCTGCGTAACTCTTATCATTCGTCTTTGTGATTGCCCCAGCTTTCTTGGCAGCTACCAGAGCTTCATGCGCCCAATCAGGAGGCGTTTGATTTCCAATGATATTAACACGCTTCTCTAGTGCCAACATACGCTTCTCCTGTGCTTCAATTGCTTCAGCTTGAGTTTGCACCTTTGTTTCTAATTCTTTGTTCGTAGCCATATCTGAATCATCCTCCAATGCATTTATTTTTTTGATAGTATCATCTATTTGCGCCTGAGTTGGTCGTATGCCTTTTAATAACTGCTTCGTGACACCTAGACCAAAAGCCATCTGAATATGAGGGCGATCCTTGAAGCTGATCCAATCCCCACCCCATTCAAATCCTAGCAACTTCGCTTGTGTGACAACTTCCAACCAATCAGATACGCCATTATGATTGCTATCTGCAGTTAGGTCATAGCCATTTTTGGTTAAGACAAAATCGCCGGCTAAACCGTAGTTATGCATGGAGTATCCAGGTTGAGCATTAGATACTATCTTTTCTCCTTTAGCTTTACTTGCCGTAGTACGACCTTGATCATAAATAGCCTGTTGTTGAGCCGCGGAACGATAACCTGATGTAATACGGATCTCTACGCCTCTTGCATAGCAACGTTCAACAAGCTTTTCCAGCCCAAGTTTCACGGCCGGATTAAGCCTGTCCGTTATCTCTGCAGCAGACTTCTTTTTCAATTCTTCAAGTGTGGCCAATTTATAGCCCCCCTAATTTAATTGCAGTCACTAAAGCAGCCATCACAATAGCGATAGCAGAGCCGCCAATTGTGCGCCACAACCACTTCTGATTTCCTTCAATCTCATCAAGCCGCCGGTGGGCTGATTTAGTAGACTGTAACGCTTCTTGAGCAATATCTTTAGCGTACAGTTGAGCGTCCAACTTTGTTTCTACTCGAGTCAACCGTTGTAAAATTTCTGTAGTTTCATCCATATCATTTCCCCGCTTTCATATATAAAAATAGCCCCCATAGTTATGAGGGCATAAAAAATACACCATCTAAGGTGCTGTTGATGTGCTTTCTATTTACTCTGGCAAAAAAAACGTGTCATACCCTCCTTAGAGTAAGTTATTAAAACAATGAATATTTTCTGGGTCGGAGTCTATAATGGCTTGTCTAACAAAGTCTTTATCGGTACTGATATCTAAAGCCGAATCTGTTACATCACCAAAAAGTTTTAGAAAAGTAAATAGACTTGTTGTCATGCCCGTTCCTTCCCAATGTATCCCCTCACCATTACCAACACCATGAATTTCTTCCCATATATGTTGTGCGTCTGTAGTGATTTTATAGTTTTGTTTGACCCATTCTTTTGCATTCATTGAGCTACCCTCATTTCATTATGTGAATACTATATGTCCTCCGATACTAGTCCCATATCTAGTGTTATTAAATATGGTTAAGTAATGGGGACCCATAGTCATACTAATCACTCCGTTATCAGAGCTTCGATTATATATAGAACCGTAATCCCCACTACTTAGGAGAGAAGCGGCGGCATAATAAACCGCTCCTGAAACCGCCATTGCTGAAATCATTTTGGTACCCCCGAGATCACTCACCATCATCTGATGATAGGTATCGTCTGGTATCTCAGGTGTTGTAAAACTCCTAGAGTTAACTCTTGTTGCATTTACCTTACCTGTCCCAGGGTGAAAGCCCTTGGGGATATATTGAATAGAGCTCGACGGATTAATCGTTATCTCCCCAACATTAGGCATAGTACCCGTTACAAGCCCCGCCTCTGTTCCAATGGTCTGCCCTACTAGTACCTGTGCCGCTTCCGCTGTTCCATATTCACCTCCTTCACCCTGTAAGAAAAAATTTCCATCAACAAACCTTGCAGTATACAATGTATCCACTTTTAAAGCCCCTGGCTTTAAAAGAACATCTTTAGCCTTAAGTAGGTTGACCGCTTTCATCCCATTAACCTTTAAGTCTACATAAGATGTATTTTGGACTTTATTCTTAAATGTTACACACAAACCATTCGTGTATGTGGTAACTAAAGGGTCTATTGATACCACCTTATTGTTTGCGGTTCCGGAATCTTCCCCATAATACACATGAGACGTAACATCCGCCTTATGTGTAACTAGAGCATCGTTAACTGTCTTGACCGCTTTAGGCGTAGCTGCTAGCGTCTCAGACGTGCTATTTACAGCGCTTGATAACTGAGAGATACCCTTTTGTGTAAGAGATGATTCAGGGATATCTACGTCAATGTTCTCAATTTTTTTAAGGATTTCAGCCATGTTTACCGTACTTCGTTTATCTGTAGAGGTGATAACTCCACTGGTGTCAGTGGCTACATACCAAAGTAAAAGAGCAGTTGCCGCAGTTGCTTCAGATGTTGTCTTCTTTATCGTACCGTCCAAGTCCAAATACAAATATTGTCCTTGAGTTGGATTTAATTCCATGCTACCCGCTGGAACTTCAAACCTCTTCCCACCAACGTAAGCCACACCCTGGGTCCAACTAGCTGTAAGACCTTGGGCACTACATTGTAATCCCATGACTCCATCCACATCAGCAACAAAGTTACCCCCGATTTCTTTGGCCAACTTCTCCACCAGCATGTACGCCCCTTCAATCCCGCCCTCCATCGTATTAAGTCGATTTGAAGTAATACGGGTCCCTGCCTGAACCAATTCAAACAGCGGGCGCCCGGTCTGTGGATCAGTCTGCTGTTTGCCTGATGCGTCCTTAATCGGACGGGTCATGTCCGGAATTTCGTCCTTCCATTCCTGTTTGTTATACAATTGCCTTCACCTCCAGCTTGATACTAAATTCAAATCCGATTAGAAATCCCTGATCGTTCTTCACTACATTCATGGTCTGGTTCGCAAGCGTCCGACCTTCAGAGTCCATTAAAGACGCTCCAAGGATCTGCTTTCCGACGACCTCAGTGTCCTGCAGAAATACATATTTCCGTACTGATCGTCCTGATATAACGGTGTTATGGATCGGATATTGAACCAACTCACCGCTGAGGTTAACTAGTGCATGGTCAAAATGCGAATCCACATCAGCAACCACGTAGTCGAGCAACAGCGGCTGAATAATATCTGCCATTATGGCGTTCCTCCTTGCATCGGTAATTCAAATCCTGTAATTGGGCTATCTATTCTGGCACGTGTCGATGCAGCGCCCACTGTAATGCTCTGAGCTGCCAAGACACCGCTTGTTCCCGGCTCCTGCGGCATTTCAAATCCACAGATCGGGAAATCAATACTGTACTGGTAAGCCTGACCGCTCAACACGATTGCCGGGGTTGTGGTTTTGGCCACCGGCACGGATCTGTTAATGTGAACGGGGCGAATGTACTCAAAATCAGCAAACAACCCCGCCACATCAATGGGGGAGTTGGCTGCGAATTCAAAATGAATCTCCTTCTCTTCAAATGCCTCAATGACGTTCAACAATTTCCCATGCTGTGCGCCAAGTAACCTCAGTGCCGAAAGCTTAAAGGGTCTCTTGGCCCATCTTTTGCGGCGTATGCCCTCTCGGCGCTGTTCCAATGTCTCTTCCGACTCCTGCCGGAAATATATCCATTCCCAAGCAGATAACGCCCATGTGGCGCGCTGTAAAATAAATTGATCCCCTATGTCATCAATCTTTTTTTCCCGTTCATCTATTTCCTGTTCCATAACCATAAAGTGCCGCTCTACCATGTCTATTTCATACATGTACGGTGGCAACATCTCCCTATAACGCAGAGGAATCATGTTAGAATCACCTCAACTTGCAACACGGAATTGTTCTTCACCACCACGTCCTCCGTATTATCATTTAGCTTGAATTGACTATAGTCCTCCACACCCTTGACCAGCAGCAGTGCTCCCACATAGTTGTACATCAGCTTGTTACGTCCCGCGGCATATTCCATGATACGCTTGCGGATTGGCTCCTTCAGACTCACTAAGTCCACTGTAGTCGTTAGCTTTGCCTCTATGTGTAGAGTAAACACAGGTGCAGGATGTACCTGCAGGTCATGACCAGCGATCCGACGTTCTTCCCACATCCATGCTCGGACCGTTTCAGAAAACTCTTCCGTGATCGGCTGACCTTGTAGATCGGTCAGATATAGATCAATGCTATTATCATGTCGCTCCTTTTCACGGGCAATCGCACCTCCAACCCCCTCCATTTCCTTCGCCCACGCCTCATAATCCTTCTGACGCCCGCTCCCCTCCTCAGCAAAGGCACGGTCAAGCAGTCTCATACGGTACGTGTCATCGTCCTCCCCTTCCTTCCGGGGTATTCCGTCTGACCAACCGTGACCATCCAAAAACTCATTGTCTGCCCAAATCGGGAAAGCTTGGATAAAGGCGTAGGTTAGAAGTTCCTGCTGCTCAGAGATTTCCATAGCAATTGGATACCATAGATCATAAAAGTATTCTCCGTCGTCCGTGGGCGGCGGGGGCATACCTCTTTCTTTTGCCAGTGTGATGGCCCTGTTCACCCACCGACGGTAAATATCCTCAGGTGTTTCTTCTAATATTGCCATCGGTGGGAGAGCTGGCAGATCTGTTAATTTCACATTCATAGTGTAATCTCCTCCTCCAGCAATGCAATTCCTACTAGGCCAGTCAATGAGATCTGCAAGTGCATGTCTCTGCCTACTCGCTGCATGGACAATACCTCTGCCTGTTCGATTTCGATATGAGCGGTCAGAGCTTCCTCAATGTCACGCTTTATTTCAGCATCTTCCCAACTCGGCCACTCCGATTTCTCGACGCCAATATCCTCTCCATATACGACGTACTGAAACCGTTCTGTATTAAGTATTTTCATGGCCGTTTGTACCAGGTATTCTTCATACGATTTTGTCTTTCTGGGACGACCATCATCGGTAAAGGCTGCTCTTCGATTTCGATAGTCTATGACGTAGGTCCATTTCGTGGCGGAGTCGATAGACTCTGTTAACTCAATCTCATCCACCTCAGACAAGTCTAGTTCAGGAAAAAAATCTTCATCAACCAACGCTTGTCACTTCCTTTCCAAGCACGTAATAACGCTGCCCAGTCATGCGAGATACGATCAATCGATCACCAACCTGCAGAGGGCTCGGTGTGACCAGAACGCCCTTCAGTACAGAGAACGATGGCTGCTCAACCTCAAAGGTCACTTCTGTACGCTTCTCCTGCAGGTAATCTGCAAAGATTAGTTTATCTGCTTCATAAGGATATGGGTCCCCATCTACTTCAATTCTTGGGACCGGCCAGCTTAGCAGCGTGGCCCGCTCTGTATCTTTGGCATCGATGTGACCCGTTGTTTTATCCCGTAACAGCTTCAATGCTTCGTTCAGCACTAGGCTTCCCTCCTCTCAAGCACCAACTGCAACGTGTAAATCCCGTTTTTAAAGCTTGAGTCTGCACTCTCCACAATCCATTTAGATACATGATCGGTCTTGATCAGCACTAGCCAACCGGCCCGCAGTCCGGAAAGTGTGTGGTCCTCATGTTTTACGGTGATTTTTTTGATCTGTTTAGGAACAGATAAAGCCTTTAGTCGCTGAGCTGCGACCGTTGCCGGAGTCTCGTCCTCCTCCACCTCAATGATTTCTTCCATCCGTCCCATCGCCTTAACTGCTCCTGCTGCCGTCTTTGTAACGGAAGAAACCAGCTTATCATCCTTATATTTTTGCGCAGTAACGACCGTATACGTGTCCTCGATCGTATATCCCGCTGTACTGGACGTATGTTGCTCCGGAACAAAAATAGGGACCCGGCTATTGGTCCCTTCCCTCCTAACCTGTAAATAAAAACTCTGTTCTGTACGAACCACATCCACATGGTAACGGTAGCCGCTACGCTCATATGCCTTTTGCAACACGTCCAATATCACCTCTGAATGTGCCATTGTCCCGTAGCGCTCATCCAAGGTAAATCCCAGGGTAGGGCATCGAAAGTCAATGCCGGTTGTTTTGATGTAACGTTGCAGCTCCGCGCCCGCCTCTCCCTTCAAGTACGGACGCGTCCCTTTGTTCTTAGCAAGGTACCATCCGATCTCACGAGCCTCAATTTCCCAAGCGTTTGTAAACTCATCCTGCTCATACTTGATAATCGGTCCATGGAAAAATTGGTTATTGGCGTTCGTCAGCGAACCTTTCACTTGCTGCGAAAAGCACATTAGCATACCAGCTACCTTTATACCCGTGGCATTGCGTAACCGTACCGTCGCGCTGCGGGCGATCTCATCCCGGCCAGAAGACCATGACAGCTCCTCAATCGCATCCGTTAAGACGTGGCGATTGTTATCTTTTCCATACAAAACTGCGAAACCATTCACACTAATCACTTCCCTTTAACGCTAGCATTTTTACTAGATATGCGGCTCTTTTGGTTTGAGTAATCGAAAGAGCCCTTCGCGTTATCATTAGCCTTAGACTTATCCTTAGCCTTCTTACTCTTATCCTTTGCTTTTTTTCCTTTTTTGCTTGTCTTTTTCTTATTTTTTTTGTCCGTTTTTCCGGTCGTATTGGGTCGGCTTTTTGATGACTTCGTAATAATCACACCGGGCTTGAGTAACTGCTTCGAGTTGGAGTAGGACACGATCTTAACCGGCTTACTCTCGACAAATGAAAAAGTACCATGCAGATTGCCCTGTCCGTCTTTATAGGTTTTCTCCATATTTTCAATGATCATTGTCTGACTAAACAGGTTCTCGAAATTAAGCACAACCGGCTTCGCCTTCCATTTCTCCAACAGCTTCCACGTTGTTTCCGGGGTTTTATAAGTGACCGTTTGCTTACTATCTTTCTCCCATATATCCTCCCATTTACGTGGCAAAATGGTCGAAAAAGAAACCCGCTTCGCTTTGGAAACGGGTTTACCTGTTCGCTCTTGTCCGGTAATAACAGTAAACACTTCAACCTCATTACCGGATATAATCTGAACCTCAGCTGGGGTAATCGGAAACGTAAGTCGTATTTTCCCTTGCGATAATGCCAACATGGCTTACCCTCCATTCTCCAGAACTTTGTACAACTCTTCACCGAACACTTGCCGGATCAGCGCACGACCCTGTGGGCTAGCCATCATCTTCGCAAATTGAGTGAAGTCTGTAACACCTTTGGCTAGCTCTCCAAAATCGATGTTAATGTTCTGAATGGTGACAGTCTTATTAGTCGCAGGCGATGCCTGATTAAGTGTTTGGGCAATGGGAACGCCACTACTACTCTGTGGTCCCTGGATACCCTGAACACCACTACGCAAAGTTCCAGCTATCGAATTCATTCTTTCTCGTATGGAATCCGACTTTAACCCACCTGCGAACATTGATACAAAGTTTCCTGCCCATTTGTCGGATTTACTTGCTGGACCCTCTTTGGTTGGCGAGTGGAAACCGAGAAAATTCTTAATGACTCCTGCAGCATCAGAAACAGCTGAAGATAACGATGGGAATTTACTCCGTATTCCGGATGTCATCATAGAAATTAAATTACTTCCCCAGCTACTACCCTGACTGCTGATATTCTGCAAGGACATCAAATGCGATCGTGTCTCACTTGCTGCAGACTTTGCTGCACTACTAATTCCTCCAAAGCTCTTCCCAGCCCGACCTGCCCCCTGTACGATCTCCTGCATACCGCTCTTAGAAGTTTGTCCGAGTTGCTTTGTCTGGACACCTGTTTTCTGAGATGCCGTTCCCACACTGCGTATGTTGTCTTGAGCCTTTTTTGAATCCGTGCTCTTAAGCATTCCTATAAAGCGATCCTTTATCTTATCCACTGTCTTGGTAACACCGCTTTGATCCATTGCGCTGTTCAAAGCCTGCTTTATGCCATTCTTAGACATGTCCGAACGGAACGACTCAAAGGTCTTTTGGAGCTTCTTCTGTCGCTCTGGTGTCATATTTCCGAAAGTAACCTTAGATTCAGGTGGTGTGGCTGGAGCCGCTGCAGGCGCTTCTTTCTTCTTGCCTGTGATCCAGTCACCGATGGAGTAGATACCGTCTACTGCTTTTTTGGTCCATCCAGCATTATCAGCCATTGAACCAAGTTTTTCACCGACCCAACCCCCAACACCTGCACCGACAGCCGTACCAATGGGACCAACTAGAGAACCAACCAATCCTCCAACGATTCCTCCCGTGGTACCACCTACCAAGGAACCGCCTGTTGAAGATATACCCGCTTTAAGACCATCCTCTTTTGTAGCCTGGTATAAGTCATAGCCGCTTAGTACAACTCCTGCCACAACACCAGCAGCACCCGCTGCCTTAACAGCCTTCTTTCCGCCTTTAAATAATCCTTTCATGCCACCTCTAGGCGCATCAGGAATTACATCGGGGATAGGTGATGGCCTTGGAAATATTCTGGAGTTTCGATAGGTAACCGTGCCTCTTCTAGGTGTTGCATCAGGAATCACATCCGTATCAGGTGGTAAGGTCCTTCGTCGAGCACTGATAGAGCCGTCTGCATTGCGGCCACTCCTGGTATTGCTGTTATTTGTTCCTCTGTTGCCGTTTCGCCCACGTCCGCCTCGTTTGCTTCCTCGACCTCCTCTACGTTTCCTATTTCCACCATTGCCACCAAGACCACCACCGGCCTCGTTCAAATGTACAACACCAGCATTGATGGTCATTGAGGATACTGAGCTTAGACCGCCCATCCCTCCATTGTTACCGCCTATGCCTCCTCGTCTAAGCGAGAACCGTTTTTTTGTAGGCGTGCCAACTTCTTCGATTGGGCCAGGTCTTTTATTGGTACGTCTCCCGAACATTCCCTGTGCAGTAGAAACTACACCCCTACCAGTATTCCAAATCTTCTTACCTGTTTTCACCGTCTTCACAGCTACTACAGTTCCAAGAAGAACCGCTAGACCTGTGTTAATTGCAGTAAAGTGTTCGCTATAAGTGCTCGTTAATCCGCTAACAAAACCTACAATTTTGGAGCCTAGTTCCTGTATGTTGTCCTTATTTCCACTCAACAGAGTATTGAATTCTTCAAGAGCAGGGAGAACGGCTGTAGAGAGATTTGCGCCTAATTCATGCATCTGCTGATCAATCTGAGCTCGGGTCTGGATAATATCCTGCATAGGGTTTGCCTCTTGCTGGGCTTTGACCATCGCCTCCATAGTACCAGGTATCACAGAAGGTGCCGGCTGAAATGGGACCGGAAACGTCTTTATGATAGCATTGCCGTTATCCTCTGCAGCTGCTGCTCCTAAGGAAACAAGCGATTGTTTCAATTCACTCCGTGTTTGACTAGACAAATCCCCGACCAGCGCCATAAGGGCACCTTTGGCCCGCTGTTCGTCACCTGAATTGATATCATCGGTAAAAGCAGCAGCTTGCCGGGGCGCCTCTTCTTTGCCAGCACCCCGAAGCTTAAAGTATTTCTCCATATCCCCTGCATCCAAAGCTTTGACTCCAAACGTCTCCTTAATGAAATCCGCTGGCTTGTCAAAATTAAAGGCTCCCTCTTCTACGCTTTTTTTCAAGTAATTTGCCATCTGTCCAGAACTCGAACCGGTATTTTTGAAGTAACCAGCATACTCCCAAAAAGTATCGAATAAATCTTGTTGCCGATCCCCAACCTCTTTATACGCATACATCATGCTGTCTGCAATTTGCGTAGGTGTTTCTTTAAAAGTATTAGATGCCTGTGCCAATGCTCGATTCACTTCTTCAGCACCCGCATCAGGAATAATATACTGTATTTTGGAAGAAGCATTTATGAACTCGTTGACTTTGGATTTGTCAGGTACCAGCGGCGCTACATTTGCTACTTGGCGGGCACCAGCCGCCCGGTCGGAAATAATACCTTGCTTATACAAGTTGTCTACAGTTTGCAAACTCTCTCCACGCACATCAGCTGGTAACAGGGCTGCACTACGAGAAGCCTCTGAATAATAGTCCATCACATTACCAAACATGGCGTCTTTAATCCCACCGCCCAGCAGCATGGCACCTGCTGTTGCAGCAATGGTTGTTATCTTCGATGATATGCCATCCAAGACAGGGCTAACATCATCCTTTGCTCGTAGATGCACACGGGAGTCACTCATCCCTCTTATTTCCGCGTCTGCACGGGATGCAGAGTGCCGTAGATCATCTGCTCCGCTCCGAGCACGCCGGAATAAATCGTCAACATTTGCTCTACCTAACCTACGTGTTTCGTCTGTTGCATCGTTAATACGGCTCCCTAAGTCATCCGCAGCGCTCCGAGAACGTCTGAGGTTAGAAACCAAGTCGTCCCCCATTTGTCCGGATGCGCGTCGAAAATCTAATAGATCATCGGTAGCACCGCGAAGTACCGTCCGTATATTCCTGACAGCACCAGAAATAAAATCCTGGGCTTCAAACGGAACCGTTACTTTTGATGTAGCTGCTATTGTCTTTCACCTCCCCCCTACTATTTCTTAGCCATCCGCTTTGCTTCTTCTTCCGCGATCATGCCTGCAGCCAAACAAAAATAATATTGGCGTTGTCGGTCAACATCGTAAGGCAAGACTTCTGCTGGCAACCTCTTTTGATTTACCCAAAAGGAAGCTACCCAGCTTGCTTCTCCGTCTTGCCGGATGAGTTTTTTGCTTCTTTGAGCAATGCATCCTTCGTTTCTTGAAAATTCCGTACTGCCTGACTAAGGGCAGAATAATCATTAGGATTTTCCAGCAAGCGAGGAGGTAATTCAAATTTAGTTGTGCAATGGAAAGCCTTCAATAGCTCAGTGTCATTCCAGTTAAAGTCGTTCTCCGTAGCCTTTACGATCATAACGTCGATCTCATTGAACATTGTTTTTGCAGTACCATCTTCCTCGTACGCAAGTTCGTAAGCACGACGAACTTCCATTGTCGTCAAACGGCGTACAGCCCAATCCTCGCCATCAGCAGACACCGTAATGATGTCATCCTTGCGGCCAGCTTTTCCTTTTTCCAAATACTTTTGCAATTTGTCTTGGTTACTCATTCATAATTCCTCCTAATAGGTTGTGGTTTATTTGAGATAAAAAAATAAAGAAGAGGACGGGTATCCGTCCTCCTACGCCATATAATCCGGAAATTTTTCCACGAAGTCGAAATCCGTCGCAGTACCGGACAATGTAATATCGATACCGTTATTGTCATCTATCTTTGCAACCATAATGTCCATCTCGTCATGGATGTGAATACCTGTGATCAACACCCGCTCAGTATTCCCTGTCATCTTATCTTCGAGTGCCCCCGTGATTCGGGGCAAGAACAATGTCTTGCCTGCCTTAAAGTCTTCCAGTAATCTGTAACGCAGTCGTGATTCCAGCTTTGACATGACCAACTTAACGGTAATCTCATAACCCGTGAGCTGCTTTGTCTTCGTCATGCGCCGTGCTCTAACAATATCAAGGTTCTCCGGCTTCAATATAACTTCAATTTCCTTGATAGTTTGGATATCATCGCCGTTGTCATCCTGAACAGACAGGTTACGGCCAATTAGTTCGCGTTCCATTGATTACGCCACCTCCCAAGTGATATAAAATGCTTCGATAGCGTCTAATGGTTTAGCAAACAGTTTGAAGAAAGCATAATCGAAGTCGCTCGTTTTTGAGCCGTCTTCTGTAAATGTGAAGTTATCAGCAATCGCCTTTTGCTGGCCGCGGATTTTAAGGTACTCAAGAACGGCAGCAATAAACATTCCACGGCCATCTTTATCGTTGTCTAGCTTTGCCTTTTGCTTTTTGGCAGTTGCATAAATATCATTAAGCACTTGGTCAATCGTCATAGACACTCTGATCTTTCCGAAGTCCTCACGCTCTCCCGTTCCAAGTGTGGTCAGCGTATTAATTGCTGATTCGATGATATAGTCGTAGCCATCTCGGGTAGCCATTAGCGTACCTTCAGCCAAGCCCTTAATAACTTCGCTATGACTCCAGTCCACCTTAGCCAATTTCATAGGCACCTTCACACCTGTAAATGATTTGTTGGCAGGCGTACCAGCTACAAGCCCCGCGATCCATGCGGCCCACTGAATTGAGTCATAGGTCTTACCATTGATGTGTTCGCCGGCCAAAGTGCAGTTAATGATGTAACGTGCATTCATCGCACGAGAACGCTCGTTGTGTGCCTCGATATCACCATCCTTAGATGCATCCCCTGCAACAACCAACTGTGCAAGCTTTCGGGCCTTTACGCGGCGATCTAGCAGCCATTGTTTGCAAGCGGCTTGGACAGCTTTGTCAGTGGATGGCAAATAGAACACATCAAAAGTTAGACCATCAACCCTATTAAAGATACGACTCCAATCGGATGCAGTCATCACACCCGTTCCTGTGATGCCTCCAGCGAGTGGGGTATAAGCCAGATCACCCAGTGTAGTTGCTCCCGCATCTTTCAATCGTACCATTGCCGACTTCTTCAGTATTTCAATCGCTTCAGCTTTGTCAGCAACCAGGTATGTCTCCGTGTCATAAATTCCTTTGGTATCACGGATCACAATCTCTTTCTTCATTGAATCTACCAAGGCTGACCGCACCATAAATTCAAAGTCGTTTCCGCGCGTACCTGGATAACGTGCCTCAATCGTGTAGCTATCAGGCACAGCATAAAGAGCTGTCTTTTCTTGCTCGTTGGTGACGCGGTAGCCGACCACCGTTGCTCCATTCTCTGCAGCAAGCTCTAGTTCGTCCACAAGCAAGCCCGACTCCTTCAGCCGTTCAGATGTATCAGCCATATCGACTGCTTGGGCAGGTGCCCCCCACTCGGCTTGATAAGGGATCAACACACGACCCGTTACTGGTGTAACGCGAGCTTTTGCCAATGCAATTAGTTCAACATAAGCACCTGCTCTATTCCTTTGTATCGACATTTACTGTTTCCTCCTTCGTTGCTGGACGCAAGTATGCATCTAGCTTCTGAATGACTTCCTGCTTTGATAGCAGGTCATCAGCTTTGCAATCAAAAAGAGCGCCGGCGATTTCAAAGCGTTCCCGCTTCAATACCACTGCGCTCTCAATCCATTCCTGCTTGTTTCGTTTGTTCAGATCATCCGAAACATTGACAGGCTCGCGTATTGTTTTTTTAACACTCATATTTTGAGCTCCCTTTCATCGTTATCGATATAGAAATCGTTGATTTTTTCCACCGGCTGCCCATCGTCTTTGATCAGTAGCTTTGGAATGTGTAGCAAATAGGAATAACGGAAAGTGACCTCCGTCTTATCTTTCAACTCCCGTGTACGTGGCGCCTCGACTACCATCATGATTCCGAAGCGCTGTGACGATACGCAAAATCGGCGTTGCCGGAGGTATAAGAAGAAAGGAGCCAGATCCAACGGAATCGGTTCCCCTTGATCCTCTTCTCCGATCCGTTCAAAATCGAAATGGAAGACCAGTCCCACATCCTCAATAATCCGGTCGGCCCTTGGCGTGTGTACTTTATCAGAAACCAGATCCGTTTCCACGAATACGCTTGGCCGCTCAAACTGTCCGGCCAGCCATAACGAACGATCCCGAAGAATCGGAAGCTCAGGATAAACCTGCTGCACGATATCAGCCCACGCTTTAAGCCCAACATCCATCATGACAGCATCCTCTCCAATTCCTTTTCTAGACGCTTCTGGATTAAAGCATTCATGCCGCCCTCCAACTGCTTGATAGCAATGTCAAAATAATGCCGACCAATAAATGATCTCGGTTTTGCCATAAAGCCGCCTTTAGCGTTTGGATCATAAATGAATGCTCCCACACTATCCCAGTAACCAGGTACAAAGTGGGCCTTGTGAATTGTATATCCGTCATTAATCAACCGTGGATATCCCGCTTTACTTGGATCGTTACTTCGGGTTCCCAAATTGGACCCGACTTCAAGGGTTATCGCGTTGCGGTCCACATCCCATTCCCATACGTTTCCGTCTTCGCCACGTGTAAAAGAGTTCCACATTAAACCCGTATTAATAAGGTCCTGCTTATCGATCTCATCAATGACTAAGTTTAATAATGTCTCCCCCACAGCTTCAGCAATATTGCGAAGGATCTCGCTCACGCCTTCATCACTCAACTTTTTAAACTTACGGGCCAAGCCGTCAAAATCATGAACGTTCACTGCCCTTCACCTCACATGCAGCCTGGATCTCTCTCCAATATCGCCGCGGGATCATATCAATGACCAAATAACGGCGTCCTAGTAAAAGTATCTCATCGCTAAGCTTCACATCGGCTGATTTAAGCAAGCCTATCGTCTTCTTTATGATATACAATACAGGCTTTTCATCCGTCTTCTCGGACGTTTCGGTTTTAACAACAAAGCATTTATAATCCCCTGCCTTGGTGGACTTCCGGTCACTGAACAGGTCGTCGCTATCCTTCTTCCCGGTTACTCTATACACCGATAATGGAGTATTGAAGCGATGGTTCATAACACATATGCCGTGATGTTTCCGTCATCGGCCTGCTCCTGCTTCTTAATCCAAAGGAAGAGAATAGTATCCACATCAGCGTTGCCTGTGGTCTTACCTGCAACTGCCTGCCTCGTATAAGTCCATGCACCATCGCTCTCTGATGCGTAATTACGAGCAACGGAAGCAAGGTATTCTTCACTGTCTTGAAGTGCAAGCGACTCGGCAAGTTTTAACCAGGCTAACATGAGCTGCTTATCTACCGTTTCAGGAAATTTAACAGGCAAGTATAGTTCTATCCTAGTCTGTGCGTCATCGACATATTGTTCCAATTGCTCAGGAGTAGCTTCCTGAATAGCACTGACTCGACTACGCTGTTGGAGGATCGTCGGTGTTAGCATTGTCCTTTTCCTTCTTTCCACCCAAATCATCCCCAAGAGCTGCGTTCTCTTTGTCGCGCAGCGCCTTAATCAGTTCAGGCTTCTTCATATCACTAAAACCCTCTATTTCCGATGCCTTTGCCTTATCTTTAAGCTGGACAAGTGTCAGGTCCTCCAGGGGAATAACCTTTTCCTCACGTATCTCAAAATCCACTCGGTCGCGTAACTTCTTCAAAACTGACTCGCTTTCAATTAACACCGGCACCTTCGGTTCAAACCTAGTACCGTGCAGGGTGAGGGACGCGTTGGTCCCCTTATAAGTAACGTATGCCATTAAAATTCCACCCCTTCTACATAAGCAACCGCGTTAGGTTCCTCAAAAATGGAATCAAAGTCAGTGTGAGTTGCATAGAACCGCTTGTCTGCATAAATGGCTTCCTTACCTTCAGTTGTCTTTCTGAGTTGCATATCATAGGTATGCACCATGGCGAAATTCCGCTGATAGGTGAACAAAATCGCACCCTCAGGCATATGAGGAACCTCTTCCACGTCATAGGCATTGACCTTCTTAACACCGCCTGCAATTTGAAGTTGAATCGATGCGCTGGTGTCCATCTCTGCGAGTTTCTGAAGACGTTTTGAGAAGGTATTAGGGTGCATGAAGTATTTGAACACACCACCAGATCGAAAGCGCGTTGCAATTGCTCGTTCAACTTCAAACAGAACGCCTTTCTTTTGCGTAGCTGTCATTGTTGCGAAATCCAGAAAATTCCCTGTCGTACGAGCCAATTTCAGCCAGCCATCATTGATCTTCAAGAATTCATAATCCGGATCGGTGCTTAAAGTAGCAGTATCTCCGTTGAAGCCGATATCCTGCATATTTTCACCAAAGTTATTCGCCATGGAACGCATGATAATGTCCTCAGCATTTTGACCACGAACACGCTGTGTCTGGCGAATAAACTCCTCGGTAATCTCAAATGGTAAAACAACCGGTTCCACAGCATATGGCACTTGCGGAAAGGTTGGTGTTGCGGTATTTGCTGCCATAATATTCTCTTTCTTACTGCGAAGATTACGACCAGTAACACCAATTTTATCGATCGTACCTTTGGAACTCAGTTTATTAATATGGCGAATCCCTTTAAGAAAATCAGTAGATTCATACGCCATTTCTGTAAAAGCATCCACTTGCTCATAATTGAGCGCTGTGTTATCCATCGATGTTACAATAGTGGACTTTTGAATGGTGGTACTAGCGATTTGACCGTTTGTTCTCATAAAATATTATCCCCCTTGGTTTATAGCAATCCGGTGAAGCTTACGCCACCCGATGCCTTGTTAATTTCTTGTTCCCCACCTTGTGCGGAACCACCTCGACTATTCTTAACTAGCTGCACATCAGTAGCCAGCGTTTGCATTTGCTCCGTGAGCGGTGCAAGTGCCTTGGTAATAGCATCGGTTAGATCATTATGTTCAGGTTCGGTGATTGCAGGCTGTTCCTCCATACCCTCCTCTTTCTTCAGCTCCGCAATCTCAGCAGTCAAACCTTCAACTTGCTTAGCGATCGGAGCCATGGCAGCCGTTACGGCCTTTGCAATATCCTCTGCTTTCAAATCGTCTTCCTCCTTTGGCTCTACAGGAGCCGTATTATTTTTAAGTGCAGTTAGTGCAGTAATAGCATCATCCACATGTTTCAAGTTGCCGGAAGAAATCTTCTTTCCTGCTTTGGAGATCAGCTCAGATGGTTTGCCAATAGCCTTCACGATGTCATCCTGAATTAGCACCTCTTGAGCGATCTCAATAAAATCCTGTAAGGCTTCCCGAATGACCTCGGTATCGGACTCCATGCCGCTCTCCCATTGGTCCCAACGAAAAAGAACCGAGTTCAAGGCATCCTGTGCGGCCCAAAATTCTCGGTTCTTCCTGCTCTTATTATATTTGTCTGCCACAGCCCCCTTTTCGATCAGGCCCAGCGCTTTAGCTATTCGGCTTAAGAGTCCTTTGGATACCTCCTCTTCTTCCTCGATTTCTTCCCGTTTGCCAACACCCCACATGGAGAAACCAGTGATTTCACCCTTCTGAATGTCCTCCCAGGTGTCATCGTCTGTTACTTTAACGCCAGCAACCCACGAACCTTTGGCAATCACTTGCTCACCAATCTCCATATCACACGGGGCAACATAGGATTCCACCACGTACCCCTTGTCGGTGTCCAGGTCATGTTGCTTATCAATGTTGTAAGTGTGCTGATTTTCCATAAATAAGTGTGCAGCCTTTTCAATTTCAACAGCGTCCATCATGTCACCATGGGCATCCTCAACATCAGGTTGATACACAACACCGATAACAATGTGTTTGGAATCGTCTACTTTGGCGATCTGGACTTGCTTTTGAATGGCATTCTTCCCAGCCGCCTTAATAATTACAAACGGCACACCATTGGCTCCCTTATCCACGAGCGACAAGTGCGTAATTTTGGCGTCTTTCATTTTGTATGTCACGTCTTTTTTCACCTCCTCTCAGTAATAACGAAAACGCAAAAAGACACGAATTCATAATCCTTCGTGCTACCTTGAACATATTCAGTTCCTCCTTTTAATCCATCTCTGATTGCATCGTGCAGCGACAATGAATGATCTCCTCCGCACGTCCTGAAGGATCACCCGGAAACATCAGATCGCTTTTCCCAACCTTAAAGGGTTTGTCGAGGGGTTGGACTTGACCATTCGCTTTCCTATGCGTTTTGCGGGTACGGCTCCCCTTTGAAGACCGCCATTTCTTACCTGTGACAACTTCTGACTGCTTCCATCCCTCAAGCTTCCCACCGTTGGCTGCGGCTGTACTCATTGTGCGGGCAACTGTGACAGCTCGCTTCATAGTAAAAGGACCATCTTCTCCCTTTGTAGCTACAGCGCTGATCTCTTGCACTAATACCGCTCTCTCTGAAGGTGTCTTCCCTTCCTTGATAGCCTTCTGGAAAGCTCGGGTCATAACGTCCTTAGATGTGCCGTTCATGTCAGGAACAAGCTTCTTAAGATTTCTAGCAAACCGTGAAGCAGCCTTATTTTTCGTGGACCAACTTTTGTCATTATTAAGGACAGTAAGCTCTGATTCCCCAGCCAGGTGAAACAGCGGTGTGAATGCATCATAGACAGCCTGTTCAAATTGTACCGTGAACAGATCACCAGCCTGGACAGATATCAACACCTTGCCTAGCTCCCCAATATCAATCAGTAACTCCTCGCTTAGATCCTGAATGGCTTCGTGCAATTCTTTGCCCTGCAGCTCAAGAATCTCAACAATCCGATCTTCTCCCTGCTTGTATAGCTCTTCAAGTACTGAACGTTCGGCGTTAGTCAACTCCAAGCTATCCAGAAATTCCGCGTCATCTGCCTTTGCTATCCGTTCCCAACATGTCTCACACATGGATGCCTGCCTCCTGATCGCTCTGTCGAAGCAATCGCTTGGCTATCGCCCCAACTTGCTCCTGTATGTCATCATTGTCTAATTCCTTCATCATCAGAGCAGGCTGGCTGTTAATCATCTGAGCGATCGGAGTATCCAGATAATCCTCAGTGTACTTAGATTCGTCAATGGTTGTATCCAGGACTTCCTCGGCAATAGGAATAAGGTCACGAACCAGCATGATACCGCGATCTGCAATAAAGTCCAAAAGCTGCTTGCGGTCTTCAGGATCAATGATACGCGGTCCACGAAGAGTTGCCTGCACTCGAAATATACCCATAGCCGGGAACAGGCGCTTGTTAAAGATTTCATCCATGATCCATTTACGGTAAGGTACAAATATCTGCTCCTCTGCAAACCGCAGCGCAGCCTGTGCCGTTGCCCGATTATAATCGGAGCTCTGGCCCACTAAGATAGGTGGCAAACGAAATGAGGAAAGGATATCTGCCTTCTTCTCTTTTCCGTAATCCAGAAAGAGTGCATCCTGCTGAAGGAGGTCGTTAAGCTTGTCCAGCTTGATAGCTACCTTTTCAACCTTTTCGTCTATGGGACCGCCTGTTTCTTCCCCTTTGGCTTCTAGGTACAGGATGCCACCCTGCGATTGAGAGCCCTTAACATTCTTTAATAGCTCCATTGATTGCTTTGTTAAACGACCATTGGTTACAGTCAGAATCATAGACAGCATCCGACCATTTGAAAAGTAGGAGACGTTCAACTCCTCTGCCTCACGACTACCAACCACACCAGGCGTATTCCCAAACCAACGCGGTTCACCGTAGGGACCATCATTTCCAAAACGTAAAGGAATGATTTCATTCTCCTCTCCCTCAGTCTCGGTGCCGAATAAACGGAACCAAACAACAGATTGCCCTCGCTTCATGGCGTAACGCCGGGCGTAGATGTTTTGGGAGAATTCCTCAATTCGCTTTGTAGATTTGATACGCCGTTTTCGCTTGATAGTCGCCACTTTGCTTTCGGTTGTGCATCTGACATACTGCGGCTTCATTCTATAAATCGTTGGAAACTCGCTTCCTTGCGGCCATGCAACTTCCACATCTGCCATGCCACAGCTCTCCAAGTCCTCTATGAGCATCCCTATGATTTCCTCCGGAGAGTTCTCAAGGTTACATGTCTCAAGGAACTTCTCTGCCCGATGCCAGTCCTCTACTGCCGTTTCGTCATTCTCGCCCGGTAGATACTCCAAAGCAATTCCATAACCCGCAATGTTCCGTCTGTATGCCTCGATGCATTGCGGAATAATATTACTGTTTTTGACCAACAACTTACAGGAAGCCGGGTCATTACCCGGAGGAAATGGTAGTAGCCCGTGCTGATCGTAGAGGTTTTCAAAGCTATCAGGTAACTGTGCGCTTGAAGGAATATGTCTTTCATCCCCTTTTGAAATTTGAAACCATTGTGATTCATCACTCATTTACTATATCCACCCCGCTTCCTCTTGGGAGTCTTCTTCATACTGCTTTCTCAATTTCCTCTCATACCAGTCAAACCATCTGCCAGCGACTTGCCGCACCTGCAGAGCAATGGAATAGGCCATGATCCGGTCATCGTGGCAGCCGCTGTCCGCTTCTGCCTTGCCTTTATTATCGATTAGTGTCATACACTCGGTATATAACTCAGGACAATAAACGTCGTACAGTTCGTCCCTGATAGCTTCCTTGAGATCACTGATCATCACAGGGCGGGTGGCTTGGTTCGTGTTCCAACCCATTGAACCCTTCTTATGCATGAACAGTAACGGGTAATGACATGTGTTGTATAACGTATTTAAGACAGATTCACCTGTATTGTTGTTCTCTACTGCAAGTAAAGCTGTATTGTAATACAAGCCTAACGTGTTTAGCTTCTTGCCATACAAGTCCGTGTCCCATTTCCCGTGCAGAGCCGCACACATTTCGCCTGTACGTTCATCGATCACATAGGCAGCGTCATAGTCACCGTCTTCCTTGCCCTTCGCTGTATCGGCAGCCAGGACGTACCTTTTTCCCTGCTCTGGTTTTCGATATATAACGAGTTCACCAGCATGTGACAGGATAATCTTGTTCTTCACAAAGTCGATATCATGAACGCCGCCCATAAGGCTAATCGTTTCCTTCAGGCGCTTAATGAACTTGTTATCAAAGATGCTTTCACCAGATAACAGGAACGCTTCGTCAGGTTCGGAAGGATATTCCTGGTCAAACTGACGTGAATCACCGCCGCAGTCGTTTCGTATCGTATATCGACGCCACTGCAATTGCTCGTCGTCCAAGTCGTACTTGGCTTTCAGTTCCTTTTCTTCATCCGTCAGCTCAAAGCCGGGCGGTACCGGCTTGCGGTAATCGGGCATTTCAAACCATGCAAAAAAGAGCGGAGAAAAATCGCTCTCGCCCTTAACGGCTGCATCCCACATTTGTTTGAATTCTTCCATGCCGTTCGCCGTTGATTCAATAACCCCAATGCTGCCAGGTTCTTTGGATAACGCGGCCAGAAGGGAAAGCAAATGCCGCTTCTTTTTCTTGGCGGGCCAGAAGGCCACCTCTGAAGCATGCAGATAATGAATGGTATCGGAACGGGCCAGAACCCGGCTTTCCGCCGTTTGAACTGTGATCTTTGACTTCAATCCCGGATTCCTGCGGCGGTCTGCCGTTCGGATCGCGGGATTCTCAAAGGTCAGCTTCTTGGCGTTGTTCTTCCTGGTCATGGGTTGAATAACAGAAGGAACCCTCTCATAGTATAACTGGAACATTTCGAACAGGTTGCTGGAAGCATCGGAAGACTGAGCAACGATAAAGGCATTCTTTGCTTCCTGCAATGACGTGAAATAGTAAATCAACGCCTCTGTCACCGTTGAAAAGCCCATCTGTCGGGCCTTCAGGATAATAATCCGAACGGGCTTCCCTGCCGCTATATCCTCGAACACTTTGGCAGCATATCGCCGTTGGGCATCGTTGAGGATTAACCGAACCATGGCCCCGGACTTGTCCTTGATCTTCAACATACGGAAACAAAACTGCTCGAAGTCTGTGAGGATCTCCTTTAGTTCGGCCAGTTTCTCTGGTCGCTCCTTTAATTTACGAGAGATCCGCTTCCGATGCTCCTTTGCAAGTGTGATTACCACCTTAGATCATCCCCATCATCTTCACCGTCATCTTCATCACCGTCCCCTTCTGGTTTATCACCATAGACTTTGAATTTCTCCAACTCCAGCCGCTCTCTAGCAATTGCTAGCTTCTCATCTTCCTGCTGCAGGTTGGTGATCAGGTTGATAACCCTGATCTTCTTGTCTCTTGTCTTGGTCAAAGCTTCCTCTTGCTTCAGGATCTTATCCAGCTTAGATGTGACGACTGTGGTAATCTCGGTAATCTTCATGCCCTCAGTTAATAGAGGGACGATGGATTTTTTACCTGTTGTTGGGCTTGTATAGGACATCTTGTCCTTGCGCTGATGTAACTCTTCTTTGATCTTACGCTCCTCATCTGTCATACCTTCTTCCAGCAACTTAATACGCTTCAGGTGACGACGTTCCTGCAGGGAGAGCATTAATAACTGCTCTTCAGCCTGCACGATCGGTGAGGTATCAATCTGCTCCAGCAGCTCCTGTTCATCTTCATCGAGCGTATCCATAAAGATCGTTTCATACATTCCTGTTTTGAGAGCCTTCTTGTTTCGATACGGCCCTCCTGCTCCACCTTTATTCCCTTTGGCATTTTGATTATCCGGCGGTGCGCCCCCACGATTGCCCACAGCGTTCTTGTTACCTTTAGGCGCTCCTCGTTTAGCAACGTTACCTTTCAATTCATTAGTAACGTTACTATTCAAATCAGCAGCCCATTTGTCTTGAGACTTCCATTTACGGACCTGTGTTTCCCCGACATTAAGAGCAGTGGCAATGTCTTTAAGCTTCATCGCCCCGCTGCTCTCCAGCCACATCTTTTTAGCCTTGTCCCGTTCAGGACTTCTTTCTCTGGCCATGCTACACCATCACCACCCCCAACAGAAAAAGGACAAGCCGGTTAAAGCTCATCCTTCTGCAATTCGATATCTATTTCAATCAGTTTTTTCAGGTCATCCACCGTCTTGATCTCAATCCGGCCATCCTGAAAATCCTTTACCCACTTGGCTATTCCAGCTTTAACGATCTTGCGATATTGTGCTTTAGATTCCAGGATACCAGCCATGACTTCGAGCTCATGCTGTAATAATACATTTTCTTCCTCTGGTGTTCCCATTTACGTATCCCTCGGCTTCCGTGTAGAATTGGAGATGAGATAGCGGATGTCTGAAAAATGCCACGCGTGGCGCGCCGCTATCTCAGCCGGGGGATACCCTGGATGATTGGGAGGACGTTCATGCGTCCTCCTTTTAATTTGTCTGGGCATAAGAAAAACCGCCCCATATCAGGCGGTTGATTCTAAACTATAGTTCTTCATTAGCGGAGTAACGATCAAATGCCTTAGATATCCCTTTAAAGCGAATTGCTACATATTAACTTATTCGCTTCAAACAGACTCGCCCTTTCATTAGTTTCCTCATTATAAAATAAACCATCTTTGATATGATCTATGTAGAGAATTCCATTTAAATGATCAATTTCATGTTGGATGCATCTTGCTAGTAACCCTTCAGCTTCAATAAAAGACTCTGAACCGGATCTAGTTAAACTTTTGATTTTTACAGATTGAGATCTCTTTACTACACCCGCGTAACCCGGATATGATAAACATCCTTCTGGTCCCACTTGTTCTCCGCTTCGATAAATTATCTCGGGATTAATTAATTCAATTAAACCTTCACCGCAATCCATAACAATAACTCTTCTTAGAATTCCGACTTGAGGGGCTGCTAAGCCAGCTCCATCCGAAGCGTAAAGTGTATCAGTCATATCATCAAGAAGTTTAATGATTCTTGGAGTAATGCTTTCAACTGGCTTAGATAACTTTCGAAGAATAGGATCTCCAAATGGCAAAATAATCTTTATTGTCATTGCTATGCACCCTTTACTCTTGAAGATGGAGTATGAACCCATAAGTCATTTGGTTTACATTCTAAAGCTGTACATAACGCATCAAGCGTATCTGCCTTCATTTGCTTAGGCTTTCCTGATAATAGAGCACTGATGGAAGGTGCAGAAAGACTATAGTCTGTTTTTTCTTTTAAAAGACGCGCTAACGCTACACCTGACCATATACCTCTGTCAGCCATTATTTTTCTCAACATCCATTCGAGCAAGTCGGGAACCCCCTCGTATATATTAGGTAAATCTTAATAAAATTAGGTAATACCTAATATACACTACCATAGAAGTGAGATATATTCAACTCTACCGCCCACTAGCTTAATAAGAGAATCAATAACAAAACTTAACATAGCCTATATTTAGGCTGCGGGATCTACACGACGAAGCAGCACAGGCTCAATACCAGTAGCTTCCTGGTACCTCATCTTAATGACGTCACAAAAGATAGGATCCAGTTCCATTGTCCGGCATGTCCTACCAAGTTGATCACATGTCATAAGAGTGGATCCACTACCCCCGAAGAAATCAGCGACCTCATCGCCTTGCTTGCTGCTGTTCCTGATTGGAATAGCTAGGAGCTCTAGTGGCTTCTGTGTAGGATGCACGTATTTACTAACGTCACCTTTTGAAACCTCCCAAATCGTCTCAGGCAACTGCTCCTCCATTGGTAAACCAGACTTCCAAACTGTAGTCTGACAACGATCGCCATACCAAGCAGGAGCCTTCCCTTTAATATGTGCATAAAACACTGGCTCATGTTTGAAGCGATACTGTGCCCACCCAAACGTGGCCGCGTTTTTCACCCAGATGCACTGGCAGCGAGCGATAATGCTGGCGGCGTTCATAGCCTCTTCAAACTCCCGTTGATAAGATGAGGGATGGAAAACGTAAATAGCTGCAGTCGGGTCCATGACATCGGCATATCGCTCGAAGACTGCATGCAAAAAGCCCGCAAATTCCTCTGCAGGCATATCATCGTTCATTATGGAGCCGCGACCGTCGGCTGATAAACGAGCAGAACTGCTTTCTACTGCGACATTGTAAGGTGGGTCCGTAACGACCAGTGCTGCCTTCTTACCATCCATGAGCCGGTTAACATCTTCTTCACTAGTAGAGTCACCGCACATCAGGATATGCCTGCCAAGCTGCCACACATCACCACGTTGTGTTTCGGTTTTTTTGATATTGTCCAAGGCTTTCTGAACGTCGAAATCATCCTCAATGACTGGTTCCTGTATATCAGGAGTGTCAGGAAGACTACTGATCAACTCTTCTATTTCCTCAAACTCAAATCCTGATAAAGAAATATCAGCTCCACTCACCTGCAGGTCATCCAATAATCTGGCCAGTGCTTCATCATCCCACCGGCCAGAGACTTTGTTCAGTGCGATGTTCAGTAGCTTCTCTTGTTGATCGTCTAAGTTCACGACGGATACGTCAAGCTCAGTATGACCCAGCTCATTAACCATAATCTTATAACGTTGATGACCGCCAACCATATTCCCTGTACGTTCATTCCAAATGATCGGATCGATGTAACCGAATTGTTCAATGGATCTCTTTAATTTCTCGTACTCAGGATCACCAGGCCGAAGGTCGACACGAGGGTTATAAGTAGCTGCATTAATCTTATCTATAGGTATGTTTCTAATATCCATTTCGATCTCTCCTTCTGAAATAAAGAAAAAGCCGCTCTCATGAGCGACTCCTCGGATATCGATTTTCTTTGTAAAAAGCATAATCCTTTATTAGATCTTCTAATTCAGGTGTTATATGGGGAAGTTCACTCAATACTTGGTCTACTTGCTTTCCAGAGGGAAAGATAGATTTTTCTGCATCCATTAAAAGTGACAGTTGTTTGCTTACTTCTGGTTTATAGTAGCCTTCAATGCCACTTATTAAGCGGTTAAATAATTGTATGAAATTATAATCATAGAAATCTTTGATTGCATTTGTCACGTCCACGCTCACATTATTACCGTCTGTTATTTTTTCAATTTTACGAACAATATCGTGCTGAATATTCTCTGGGATTCCATCCCAAGTCATTCCCACGGACATTATCTTTATAGATGAGACAAAAAGTGGGTCCGTAAATTCCTTTAAATTCTCTATGGTTGCTTGAGCTTCTTTAACCGCTTGTTTAAGTTCAAACTCAATTCCAGCGCCTTTAAATTTTTGAAGCTTGTCTAGATTTAGGAAAGCAGCTGCTAGCGCTCCAGCGGCTAACGCGACCCCCATTTCAGCAGGTTTGCCAATAAATCCAAAAAAGAGAGAAGGTCCTAATATCAGTAATACAGAAAGGATTGTTATAGTAACTCCTATATACTTCTTCTTATCTTCTTTCATTTGCACTTTACCACCAACCTTCATGATTACATACTACAATGTTCGACACCAACCATTAAAATCCTTCCCTTATTTTGTGTTGAGTTGGTTTTTAATATAGGTAAGGCAAAAACAGACTCGTACGCCACCGCAATGGCACGTTCCTGACGTTTTCTATCCTATGTCCGGTATTAACACAATAAGAACACACGCTCCTGAATTGGCTTATACATTGTCATGAAGGAAAAAGAAAAACGCCTCTAGATTTTAGGCGCTTATTTCAATTCTTTTTCAATTTCAAGATCCAGACTTTTCTGAATTCTAATAACAGACATTATAAAAGCTTGGAATTTACTATCTATGATCTCAAATGTTAATTCTTCATCTGAATAACGCCTCTTGTTGTTATTAGGGTTATAGTATCTATCATATTGCATATTACATAACACAGAATAATCATCAAATAACTGCTCAATCTGTTCCCCATAATCTTTAATTATTACTTCGTTAACTCTGATACTCCTAATGGTTTTCGTAAACCTATCTTGAGTCTCATCTGATATTTCACAGTAAGATTTATGATCAATTTTCTCATACTCATATTCACTTAATTTTAAATGAAGTTTTCCAAAATCCCTTGCTGCCTCAAGTAAACTATGTTGTGTCTGCTGAATTTTTTCAATCCTTATTTTTGTTCTAATTAGAGATTTTTCGGCCTTCAACCCTAGCCGATAAGTCAAAATACCACCAATAAGTACCCCGAATACACCTATTGCTCCTGCTGTAACACCATTTATAATTGCCTCTATCATGTTCCTTACCTCCTCGATATCAAATTTCGCCATCAAGAGGGTTATCCCCTTTAAAAAGGCAAAAGAAAAAGCACCCGAAGGTGCTAACTGAACTAATGTGTAAGAAAAAAATCAATCTTCGTTAAATTTACATTTGGCATATCAGCAATTTCATTGTACTTTTTGATAAAGTCAGCAACCTCACCAATACTTGAAAGTTGTCCATTAAAATAATTTTCAAGTTCTTGGTCGGAAATACTGCTTTTGCTCAACGTATTACTTTTTGTCGGTCCACCAATTCCGCTTATTTCCGTCTCAATCTCATACATCACCCAGCCACTCGGTTGTATTCCGACATATTGGTCGACATCCCGATCCCCTGCACCTCCGTTGATAACTTTTGACGACAGGGTCTTGCTACAAAAATCAATGGCATTGCTCTTGGGCAGCTTCAACTCGTCATAATGCTCCAAACAAACCTCGCGAACCTTTTGTAATAGGTGGACACAATTCAAATTAACCCCTCCTAACATCATATTTCGACATTTAGGAAGGATTCACCTTCTTCACACACTCCTGCCAACCACAAAACTGTTTCGTCCCAGTCCATTCGCCCCACATACATCGTTTGCACTTCTTCGGCTGCTTATATTCGGGTGGGTCCTTAAGCCTTTTTAACTTCTTCATCACTATTCCTCCTAAAATCCTAAATTTTAAAATAGAAAAAGCCGCCCCATAAGGAGCGACTTCGTCTGAATATGTACGTATTTGGTGAACCAATTACGATAATCGATAATATTATTACGCTTTTAAAGAATGGCGTCCGTAATGGCCGCAGCAAATGCGCTTTGCTCTTTGCTTTAACTGCATACGTACTTTGTTACTATAGAGGAAGAACAAGACCATTTTACATATTATCGGAAATGGGAGTCAACAATGACAAACCCAGTTGCTAACCTCCAGCAGTATGAATGCTATTCTAATCTTCTATATTCTAACTATCTCGAAATTAACTTATTTTATTTATCCAATAGACAAGCGCTCCTAAAATACATACCACAGCTACTGGATAAATTATCTTCCCACTCACCCGATCTTTAAAAGTATAGACCAAGCAAATAATGCATATCCACGTGATAATTAAACCTGCAAAACCAGACAAAACATCACACCCTTTCATCAGTTCTACTTCGATGTCAAAGGGAGGTTTCCCTCTTTTGCAACGGAAGATGAAAAGGCGAGAAGAGTTACGCCCCAGTTAGTGCTACGTTCAAGTAGCTGTGCGTGTCATTCTCGCCATTTCCACATTACAAATATAACATGATGAAAGTCCAGTGGCGGGCCATAAACCGGACCTTTTCCGGCCCAATTGCGGACACAAAAAAGAGCCATATTCGGCTCTTTTTTGTTACTTAATATTCGCTTACTTCAAACGTCAATATTTTATTAAATACTACGTAGTCTTTACGACTGCTGAACGGGCCTTTATTATTATTATGTTTGTTAATTGCGTAGGATGCAGTACCTAATCCAGAGTTTTTTTCTTCGTACCACGAAATAAAGGCACTGACTTCTTTCATAGAAAGATCGAATTCCTTTTCAAGACCCGTATCCATTGTAACAACCAAAATTGCCCTGTTTCCACTTGGTGGCTCTGTTGGATCCACTGGCTCTTTGCTTTCCAATGAGTACATCTCAACTGTATTCAACGTCTTTGTACCGTTTGTTCCACCTATAATATAAATCTTACCATTAACAATTACTCCTACACTTTGAGTTCTACTAAAAGTTAAATCAGTAATTAATCTGCTTTCATTAGTTTCAGGATTGTAAACCTCAACACGTGATTGCATCGAGGAGTCTTTTTGACCTCCCATTATATAAATTTCCCCATTGTAAGTAGCTGTTGCAGTTGAAGTTGTTGCAGTACTCATATCACTTTTTTTCGTCCAACTGTCTTCATTGACATTATATTCATAGATTGACCCTGACATTCCACTAGACCAAGTTGTAGCCCCGCCAAACGCATATATTTTTTCATTTACAGATTCAGCACTCATTGCATTTAATGTAGCAGGGAAATTTTTCTTTTTTGTCCATGTATCATTACTAATATCATATCTCTCGACTATAGGTACAATCGTTGCATTTTCATTAGCTCCGCCAATAACATAAATCATATTATCTAAAATTACTGATTTGGCCCAAGATCTAGCCGTTATCATATTTGAAACTGTTTTCCAGGTATCTGTTTGTGTGTTATACACCTCAACTTTGTTTGTCCTATGGGTAGAACCATTGTTATCATAATATCCACCGAGCACATAAATGTTCTCTTCATAAACTACTGCTGAAACACCTGCTCGACTCGTTGGCATATCTTTCTTCTGTGTCCACGTGTCACCTTTAGGATCATAAACAAAAGTAGTTTTTGTCTTTTCTCCTACCGCCGCTTCGGTGCCAGCTGCCGTTCCTCCAAAAACATAAACGAGCCCATTTACTTCAGCCACTGCTGATCCTGTTCGTGCAACCGGCAAATCACTGACACTAACCCATTCACCCTGTTCCGCAAAAGTAATGTTTGGCCCAAAAGTCAAACATACCAAAATCATGCTTAAAACAGTTAATAGAAACTTTTTCACTTCCAACAACCCACTCTCTTATTGATTATATATACATCCCACTTTATATCGGTATTTGTTAGCAATAACTTCACTCACGTTAAAAGATCGACTCACCCTACCTCATACTTTGAGTTACTCGTTTCTTTAGTGTCCTCTATAATTTCAAGTTTTAAAGCAAATGCGAGTATCTTTATAGCACCTACTTTTATTCGTCGAAACGTTCGATCGCCTAACCCCATTTCAGAACAACTTATAAAATCAAACTCTCCTTCATCATCAAGGTAACTCCGCTCTATCACTTCACGCTGAACACTCGACAGCCTACTCATCGCCAAATCTAGCAGCCGATCCTTTTCCTTCAGCTCTGCTTCCTTATCTACATTCCATACAGCTATATTTTCAGTCGGCTTACTAATCTCGTTCGTTGCTCCATGGTATCTAGGAGCATAAGATGGCGTCAGTACCGCTTCTCTTCGAACAAGACCGATCTGTCTATACTGCCGAACCTCTTCCAAACGTTCCTCCACCGCAGCGCGGGTTGCAGCCTCATCGATCGGCAGAATGTTGAATGCTAACTGAAGTGGATTCTTACGTCTTTTCCCCATCCTTATCCCCTCACTCATGTTATAATCAATGTGAGGAAGTATTTACCGATTGACCCCCGCGCCCGGCCAGGTATTGGGGGTCTTTGCTTATCTATTCCGTTTTTTCTTCTTGCGGCGCTGGTTTGAAATTAACAGTGCCAACATACTTATGTCCAAATCCTTGATTGCAACATGGGCAGAAGGGACTTACCAAATTAACATATAACGGAAATATATAATTGCACTTACAGCAAATATACTCAAACATAATTGGCATCTTACTCACCTTCCCAGTTCCATAATCCCTGCTGCCCCTTAGCCGAGATCTGATCCGTTAGAGGTTTTACATCAGCAAGTTCCCAAGCATAACGACCTTCACTGTAGTCACCAAAAATTCGTTCGTTGCTCGGATATCCCCCCCAAGTCTTTGATGTTGGGTTCCCTTTAAGGCAGACTATGCCATCTTCACCGGAAGGACGTGATATTTTATAACAATCTTCCAAATTTGCTATTGCTACGATTACCCCTGTAGGCAAATCATTAACGGTCAAGATTCCATGCTTTTGCAGAGTCATGTAAATCACTTCGTTCATCCAAGCGTCCTTATCGACTTTCTTACCAGCATGAATAGCCAACTCGCCTCGATGTTTAGTCTCCCAGCTGCGCGTTTCAAACTTCTTTTCCCCGAGTGCGATCAGCGTTGCCCAAGGCTGTATGATAGTTATAACCTTCATGACTTACCTCCCTTGATAGGCTCAAACTTCCCAATATCATCCCCATAGCTACCCTTGTACACTTCCCGATCATGATCCCAACAACCTTGGCACATCCACTTTCCAGGAGCGAAATCATGAAAATGAGGACGACTTAATTCCGCTACGATCTCTCCACACCAGTCGCACACTCCACCGTTTGAGTATGCAGCCTGTATCTTGGCATACTGTTCATCTGTCATTTGGATTTTTCCGACAACCGGAATTAATCCAATCACCCCGCAATCAAATGTTTCCGGTAGTCCAGTATAACCACGTACTTTGTAATCCTCTGTCAATTCATTCAGGTCAATTACTAGCCTGCCATCGATCAGTACAACTTCGAATTCTTTCAATTCAGGATTGTCCAACTTCCCCCGATCAATAACTCGGATTGTCCGTGGACTATCGCCTTTCGTGATATATCCCTTCAGGACCAGCTGCTCAAGCAGATGGAACGCCGTTGAAGATGATTGATAATCCATGTGCTCTGTGATCTCCCTGACGGTAGGAGGATAGCCTTCTTTTCCAATAAATAATTTAATGAATTCCAACACCTCGGACTGACGCCTGGTTATTGGTTTGATGATCATGTTTAAACTCCTTCCTCTGCTCCTTCTAGGTGATCCAAGGGATACCACTTCCTCCGACCGGGTCCCGATCCAAACTTAACAGTATCTACGTTTTCAAACGCTACTAGAGCCATATCGGATTGTGGCTTAACGTCGTAAACGTTTCCTATTCCCCACTCTGGGTGAATCTGATGCTCGACCTGTATCAGAACTTTGTCATCGTCTCGTGCCATTACTTATCACCTACCTTCAAACACTTCATTCCAACACTCATCACACAGCGGGGGCTCAATGGGCTTCCCCATACATCCACATTCACGCCCAGTACAGCAGTATTCAGGTACATAATCAGGAATCTCCCCTTAGTATTTGATTATTAAAAATATTTTTATTACATATAAAGTAATTAATAGATTAATGTGTAATATATATACATATACCATTTAAAGGAGGATTCACATGAAAAAGTATATAGTTTCCTTATTGTCCGCTGCATTAATCTCTGGTGCGTTCTCGGCTGTTTCCTTTGCCGATAGTCCAACCAACTCCACCCGGCTTGAGAGTTTAGCAAACTTCACTCAATCGATAGGAGCAACTTCAGGCTGGCAAACCAAGAACAATATTCGGGCAAGAGTGTATACTGATGCCACTAGCTATGGGCCAGGTTCAAGGAACATTAATGTAACAGTAGAAAAATCCACTGTTGGTGCAGCCAGTTACCAAATTTATGTTACGAGTCCAACTGGTACTGGGGGTATTAATGATATATATGGAACGATAGGATCTTCTCCAATCACTCATACGATACCTATTAGTAGTTTGTTACCTATTAATGAGCAAGGTACGTTCACCGTAATGTTAAAAGTATATCAATATGCAAACTATGACGTATGGTTAGGTGATTGGGAAATACCTTCCTTTCCTGTTATAAGAACTAATTAATTTTATTTGAGTCCTTGTTATGCAACTGACAAGGACTCTATATTGTATCCTTAAGACAGTTGTAAATATTGCGGTAATCAATGACGTTTGATACACCTTTTTTATGGCATCCACTCTGTCTCATATATTCAAAGTCGGCTGAACCGCCGTCTTGTCCGGATTTGTCAATGATCGTCTGTAACTGCTTTGCATGCTCCGCCATCTGGGGTTTACTTCCCTCTAACGCGTGATTAACATAACCGTAGAAGTGTTTGCTCATAAGGGTAGACTTGATCTGCGCCTGCTTATTAGGTTGGCTCATTTCCCCACAATCTCCTTTGGTGTCCTTTTAATCCTGCGACCGCTATTCATCTTTTTTCGTTCACCGATTTTACCGTAGATATCTGCCATAATAATGCCGGTCTTAGTCAATTCGGCATTATTAGAAAGTAAATTATTTTGATTTAAGCGGGCCAACTGCTTACGGGTCACCAAGGTCAAATTTTCTGATACTATATTTTGTTTGTTTTGATCAATGAATAATAAAGCATGACCTGGTGGTACTGGACCATTTACTTCTTCCCACATCACCTTATGTTTATGCCGCCATCTCTTTTGCCAAGGGCCGTCATCCTGTACTTTAACCAACACATAGCCGTCTCGATCAATTCTTTCATATCCAACTGGCTTGTAATTTAAAGCTGGCTGCCCTGGCTTAAAAGAGGTTCTATTTCCTCCAACGTTGTACAATCCTTTTGTCCCTTTGTTTGCCGGAGTGTCCCCTTTCCGGAAGCGACAATCCACTCCGCTGACCAAACCGTGATTTTTTTTAAACGTATTCATTTGCCTGGCTGTGATCTGAAGACTAAACTCTTCATTGACAAGTTCAGCGAGTTCTTGATTTAAGCAGCCACCAACATTTTTCTTAATGAAATCCTTTTGCTCTTGTGTGAACAACCCTTCATCGCCGGTTATCCGTTTCCTTGGAACGTTACTTTTAATCTTGTGATTGGCTTTGTAGCTTTTGATCTGTCCTTCTGTGATGTCAGTCCCAAACCTATCATTAAACAATTTAGCAATTTCTTCGTTATACTTCCCTGAAGCAATTTCTTCGATGAATCTCTTCTGTTCCTTTGTATATTTATGAGTCATTTTCTACCCCTCTAGCATCTTAGGCAGTTCAGTATTTGCATTCATCCTGTCATCGATAAGCTTTCTGCCCTCCAGCACCAATGATCCGTTCGCTATGATCTGAGAAGCTACACCCGTTATGGATTTAGCTCTATTCATTTCCTCTACTAGCTTTTCGCCAGTCAATTCCTCATCACCTAAACGTTCGAGTTGTGCAAATAAGTGATCATTCAAATCTTTCAAAGTGTTTTTCATGTTCACACCCCCAATGATTGAAGTTCCGGATCCCCGTGACCCAGTTTGTAAAGAAGAAGCAGCCTAAGCTGCTCCACCATCTTTAATTAGCCCTTTAACGCGATCCTTGTATTTCTTCCACTGTGTATTTAGTTGCCCACTCGTCACGCCGTTAGCAGCAGCTAGAATCATCCAGGTCTTACCTTCTTTACGACGTTGTTCGAGCAAGTTCGGGAAATCAAGAGCTATATCCGGGAATATAGGCCGGTTCGTGAGAATGAATTCCTCAACCACTTCGTTATCAATTTCAACCACTACCGATGGATCAACATTAGAACCAGTATTTTCACTAGATTCGCTGCTATCATGACTTTGAGCACCCTCGTTGTATTTATCCTCGCCATTTGGACCTATTGGATCCTCGAATTCTATTTCTTGCTTGCCAGTGGAATCATTGTCTTCCTGCATCCAGTCCGGAAGATCGGAACAAGCATCAGTACCAGGTTCAGCTTCTCCTTCACTTTCTCCATTTCCATGATTTTCTTCTGCAGGAGTATCACCAGTCTGAATTTCTTCACCTTCAGTGATCACTGCTTCAACATCTTGGTTATCCTTGGCTGCTGGTTCCGGTTGAACCTTCCCCTTACGCCATTCATCCCATTTAGCAGCTAATGGTGCCACACGCTTCCGGTACTCATCTACCATCATTACAAAGATACCAACACCCATATCTTCTTCACCAGCAAGCTTCAGGTAAGTGTCGCCTTCAGACAGACGTCCCGTAATCTCGATAAAATCATGATCTAAATCATCATAGTCTGGAGCCATCCCACTTAAGATAAAATCATTGATGATGTTAAGTTCGATTGCCACCGGCTCTTCTTTAGTTTCTATTCTCTCGGGAGGTAATCCCAAATCTAAAGAAAGTTGTTCACCTTCTGGCTTAGCTACTGAGACAACGCCGCTACTATCGATCGCATACCTGGTAATCGGCTTGCCAGTAACTGCATTTTTCAGAATTTTATACGTAACAATCTGCGAATCTAGACCGCCCATCACCTTTTGTTCTAACATGCTTTGAAGTATGTTGTACTGCCCCTCTAATTCGGATGCAGAAATACTGATAGTAACTTCTGTTTCTTCTGGTGATTTCAGATTCACCTTTTTAACTATTCCTTTAAAATTAACAAAGCCCATATTTACGCCACTCCCTTAATAAATTTTTGGTGATACGCCCAGCAAAGTGCGATAGCGTCCGATGGATCAAAGAGACGTTCTTTAACATCGCCTGCTTTATACTTGCCTTTCGGATGGTTAAGCTTGTACAACACCGGCACAGCAATTTCGTCATAGTCTAGATCAAATAGCATCTGCATTTCGAATGCCACGGTTTCCTTATCTGCGTTACCCTTACCCGTCTGCAGCTTAAGCTCTGTCGGTCGTATTCCTTCAACTGGCTTTCCAAGATGGAGCGCTGCTAGCGTGACCATGGAATATGCTCCAACAAGTGCCAATACACTATTTGCGTTCTTGAAGTGAACCGGACGTTCCAACACCACCATATCTGGTTCTTCATGCTCGATCAGTCGAAAAGTATCTTGGTAGATTGCATCTAACACATGTGGCATTTTGATGTTTGAATAATCTCTAACTCCGAAGTCAATAGGCTTTCCGTTTTGCATTGTGGCCCATCCTGCGGAGTTGGTGCCGTGATCTATTCCCATTGTTTTCATGCGATTGCTTCTCCTCTTTCTGTTTTGGTTTTATCCACTCGTGAAGCATGTATACCTCACCGATCTGCCGACCTTTATCGTCATAGATCAATTCCCATGGGATGTCCTGAAAAAATGGATCAACCGACTTTGGTTTCATTCCGAACCCCACCTCTACTGTCACAAATCACCGACTCGAATTCTGCAATTCCCTCGAGTAACACCGAAGGATCAATTTCCTCAAATTCTGTCTCCAGCTCATCATGAGTTGGAACTTGTCCGGTGTACATGAAGCGCATCTTCATGTACTCATAAACGGACCAACAACTCCACGGCCCGCTCATGCGCCCCACCGTAGGGTGCGTACCTGCCCTTTATTCTTACTGACAATGATCATTTGCTTGCCGTCATCACGTTCAACATACCAACTTTTCGGATCAAGTTTTTTCCTTGCCATCTCAAGCTTCTGTCGTCTTGTTGGCTTCATTAAATGCTTCATATGGTTCCCCCTAATTCGCCCACCAGCGTTTATTTGTATCCTTCACATCAGGTAGTTTTGGTTGGGTGTCGTGCGCCCGTTCGTAATTCACAAATTTATTGAAGTTCTTCAGGAATACGAGCTCTACTGTTCCGACTGGACCATTACGCTGCTTAGCGATAATAATTTCGATGATGTTCTTTTTCTCGGTATCAGCATTGTAGTAATCATCCCGATACAAGAAAGCAACAATGTCTGCATCTTGCTCGATAGATCCTGACTCTCTTAAATCACTCATCATTGGGCGCTTATCTTGGCGTTGCTCTACTCCCCTACTTAGCTGGGATAATGCAACCACCGGCACTTCCAGTTCCCTAGCAATCTGCTTCAATGTACGAGAGATTTCAGACACTTCTTGCTGTCTATTTTCCCCGCGTTTACCGGAGCCAGCGATCAGCTGCAAGTAATCGATAACGATAAGACCTAGCCCATGCTTTTTCTTCAACCTGCGACATTTATTACGGATCTCCTGAACGTTTAAAACCGGAGAGTCATCGATGAAGATATTTGTTTCTCCTAAGATACCGACTGCGATCGCTGTCTTTTCCCAATCCCCGTCCTCATATTTGCCTGTTTTGATTTTACTGGCATCCAGATTACCCTCTGCACTGACCATCCGATCTCCTAGTTGCCTATCTGACATCTCTAGGCTGAATAATGCCACGGTCTCTTTCGTCTTAACTGCAACATTCTTAGCTATATTAAGTGCAAATGCTGTCTTACCAACGGAAGGCCTAGCGGCAACAATGATTAATTCCCCATCCTGAAATCCAGCCGTCATATTATCCAGATCATCGAACCCTGTTGCAATTCCCGTTACATTTCCATTGTCCTTATTGGCAAAACGTTGTTCTATTCCGTCGTAAACATCCATCATCACTTCACGTATCGGCTTGAATTCTTGAGCAGGTGCAGCTTGATCTGAAAGTTTTGCAGCAACTACTTGCATACTGGCGATAACTTGCTGCACATCGCCACTCTCAACCGCATCAATGAACTGTTTCCGAGCCGCATCGATAAGCTGACGCAACAGGTACTTATCTTGCAAAATGACAACGTACTGGTCGATATTAGCTGCCGTAGGAACAGAGTGAGCAACTCGGGCTAAGTAACTCACCCCACCAATTGTCTCTAGTTGTCCATGATCCTCCAGACGGGACGTTAAGGTTACAATGTCTATTGACTCGCCTGCTTCAAACAATTCAAGCATCGATTCATAGATAATCCTGTGCGGTGAGCTGAAAAATGCCTTGGGTTTCAGTATCGATGCTTCTTCCATAGCTGCTGGATCGATCAAGACGGCCCCTAAGACAGATGTTTCAGCGTCCTGGCTATTTGGAGGTTCAATCTTCTCTAGTTCTGCTAAGCTTCGCATGAAGTGCCTCCCTCATTCCTGCTGGTGGTGGACACGCAGCCTTTTCCCAAAGTTCTAGTTTTGCAAGATGTGTCTGTGTTTCAGCTTTGAGCCGATCATACTCTTGCTGCTCAGGAAGCTTGCCACGAATCTGTGAAATGATGGGAGGAAAGTCATTAGTCAAAATGTGTACCTCAACATTTTTCAAAGCGACTGGATAAGGGAAATCGTGTAGTTTCTTCAAGTGAAAATCTATGTTTTCATCACTCGTATCAAACCAAGAATAGTTTTTTTTGATGGCAATCAACAGCGCTGCAACCTCACCTCTATGCACGTTTTGCTTCCTCCTCTCTCATGATGGATTCCAATCTTTCAATCTCCTGCTGTTGTTTGGTCTTTCGTTTTGATGGCTCCGGCGCTCTCGGGGCGACTCCAACGATCGGTGCGTTGGTAGTTTGAGAGTTTAACCAGGCTTCTTCGATTGCGTCCACGTAGTATAAAAAACTGGAAGGAAGCTTAAATCTACTTCCTTCACGCTTGCGCTTTTCCTCAAGGAGGAACGTCATAGTTTGGATGGTAAAAGGGCTAGGCATACCTCCGGCGACCATCTTACCCATGGCTTCACGCTCTCGTGGTTTTACATGAAAATCAAACTTGCCGTGCAATTTGGAATAAGCGTTTAAAATACCAATCATTCCATCTGCTTTTGAATCTTCTGAAAATCCTTCTGTAAACTCAGTAGTGATAGGAGTAGTAATAATAAGGTCTTTTATAATATCTTTATTAGAGTGGACATTTTTGTCCAAGAGAGTAGACATATCTGTCTCTTCTCTACCCTCCAGAGTAGACATATCTGTCTCTTCTCTACCCTCCAGAGTGGACATATCTGTCTCTTCTCTTTCTCCAGAGTGGACATTTTTGTCCATCTTATTTCGATATTTTTTAGAGTTTCTAACGGTGAAAATAAGACCATAGGGTGCTCTAGTGACTCGTATATAACCATGCTCTTCGAGCGTGTCAATCCATCTTGAAATTGTCTTCTTAGCCACTCCGAACTGTTCTGATAGATCTTCAAGTTTGATAGGCTTATTCCCAAGGACAATGCCCCAAGATACCCCTTCCTCATCTTCCTTATCTTTGGTTACGGAGCTGATGCACCAAAGGAATAGCCATATCGCTGTGCTTATTTTGTTGTAATGTTCTGGCTCCAATAACCCGGAATATATCGGAAAAGGGTAACTATCTCTGGGCATACTCTTCATCCCCTGCCTATAATACTTATACCTATCAAATCTTACGCCTTGCTCCTTGTAACGCTGTGGACCTGCACACACATATGACCATTGAGACCATGAGCAATCTGCATTCCTACCTTAATACCCTGTCCAAAGTTTTCTAATACTGCATTAATAAAATCAGGCATGTGGTCCGGTTTACCTTTAACTGCCACATGAGCCCCCAAAGCATATGCGAGAGCTTTAAAGTGCTCAGCAACAGCTTCATCACCTTGTTCAGTGGCGGCATCAAGTAATGTTTCTAACTGGTCAAATACAGCCTTACTAATAACCTCTTGCTTAGTCGTAGTCATATAGCACGCTCCTTCATGGTTCTTTCTTTCCATTCCTTATCACCTAAGCAACGACTAGGAGTAACTTCGAAATGCCGACGGCCGAGTACAAACGATACAAATTTATTAGTGCTCTGCTCGTAGTACATGCCGTTTAGGATTGCTTTAGGCTCTGGATCAGTAAGTGTAAACAGATCAAGCTGCTCAACATTACTCATCGATATAGCCCCCTATCGTCTTGCAAATAAACAATTGGATACTTGACTCTCTTGACTGTAAAGTTAGGATATCCAAGGGCAAAGTACGCCCTGGTCTCCCGTTTAAACTCTTCCGGATTCGTCTTCATTAGCTTCCAGATCCTCTGACCCATCATGCTCTTCATCATAGGTAGATCCAGTTCATTCATGCGACAAAGACTTCTACGCCGCCTTCAGCGTTGTCAAATCGAATCACTTGGTCAAATGCTCCTTGAGCATCCTCAATATGTGTGATAACTAAAACTTTCTTAAATCGTCCAGCTACGGATTTGATAGATTCAAGGACAAGTGCACGATGCTCCGCATCCTGACTACCAAGACCTTCATCGATAGTCAGCCACTCAACCTTACTGCCGGCACGTTGTGCTAATAGCTCAGCTAGAGCGAACCGGATCGCGTAATCGATACGGAGTTGCTCACCACCGCTGAATGTCTCATATGGTCGCTCTGCGGACCAGTCACCAATCATGATATCTAGCGTCTCAGATACTCCATCACGGCTTTTGAGTTCGCGTTGTGTCTCAAAGCGGACATAATGCTTGCCCTTAGACATCTGCCCGAGAATCTCATTAGCGATTCGCTCAAGCTGAGGAACTGCGTTCTCAATGATGAGTGCTGGGATGCCATCTCTGCCAAATGCCTTGATCAGCACTTGATACCTTGTCCAACGTTGTGACTTTGGCTCCATCTCTGCTTTCAGCTTGTCACGTTCCTGCTGATCTACTTCTAGAGCAGCAAGTACAGCCTTAATGCCACCGATCTGCTCTGCCAACGTGGTTAATTGACCTCTCTGCTGTGCTAACCTAGATTGTAATTGCTCAAGTTCGCTCTGCAGTGTGTCGAATTCAAGACTATCCAAGACAAGAGAACCATGTTCATTGGTAAGCTCATCAGTCCGTGTTTGCTTACTAGCGACCTCTTGATCGATTGCGATGATGCGTTCCTGGGCATTCTGTTTAGTTTCCCGCGCCGCAACGATCTGGTCTTTAAGCTTTGCCCAACGTTCAAGTTCAACAGCCTTTACTGTAAGTTCTGGAAGTGGTGCAAGGGCAGCGGTAAGGGTAATCAACTGCTCACTTAGTTCATTCGTTCGCAATTCAATAGCTGTCTTGCGTCCTTCCGTATCTGCGTGCTGCCGTTGGAGCTGTAGTAGCAGTTCGTCTTTTCCGGAGAGCTGAGCGAAAGCTGTTGCTGCTTCTCGCAACTCGTCCACTTTGACTTTGTTTGCCTTGTGGGCTGCGTTATCATATTCAAGCGCTACTTGCTGTTGTTGCTTGCCATCAATGCCAAAAGTGAGTTTGTCCAACTCTGTCCGGTCAAGCTCAGTCAACTGTCGGCGCAACTCCGGTAACTCCTCAACAGCTAAAGTAGCTTCCTGCTGATACTTGCAAGTAACTAGGCATCCACTGTCATGCAGATGTGCCTCCTGCTTTTCAAGACCAGTAATTTTATCCGTTAGCACCCGTTCTTCCAACGCCAATCTTGATTCTTCCTTGGAGTGTTGTGCTCTGGTATCGTTCAACTCCGCTACCAACAAGTTCCATTGGTCAGCCTTGCCTTCATACACCTGCAGGCGCTCCAGCTCAGTTTCATATGAATCAGCTTGCTGCTTGAGCTTCTCAGACTCGCTCAGTTGCCTTTGAATAGCCACAATGCGAGGACCAAGAGTTGCTATGCTCTCATTGTTCTGATGTAAATCCGCTAGCGAACTCGACAAGTCACGCTGTAATCTATCTGCTTCTGGCTGACGAGCTTCCAACATAGCGATCTTTTGCTTGAGCAATTCCAGTTCAACAGACTTTTCCGCAATTTGCGTCTCATTAGCCAATATCTTCTCGGCCCGATCAAGACGGCCAATATGACCAGCCTGCTCGGTACGCAATGCTGTAATTTCGTCATTAATTACACTGATGTCTTTGCTAATCTGTTCAATGCGCGCTGCCTTAACCTTTAGCTCATTCAATTGAGCTTCGACTGCACGTACTGAATGTTCTTCCCTGACAATTAAATCTTGCGTAGCGTTATGTTGATCTTCTGCCACCGTTAGTTCGGTTTCCTTAACCGATCGTCCAGACAAGCGATCATCTAGCGTCAAAAGCTTGTCTTTGTTCTTCTCAATATCGATGTGGAGTATAGCCGCTCGCTGTCGGGAACGCTCCTGCAACTGCTCATAAACATTGAGTCCGAGGATCTGCGACACTACTTCCTTACGTCTGCCAGCCGTAGCTCCTGTGAAGGCATTGGCTTGACCTTGAAGAATCATCGAGGATGCGGTAAACGTCTCATCGTCCAGATTGAGTAAATTACGGATAACTGCCTCCGTGTCCGCAATCTTCTCTGCAGAACGGCTTTCCCATTGACCGTTCACTTGCTTCTGTAACTCAAGAGTAGATTTACCCTTGCCCTTGGTACTGCGCGTCCGAATGGCTCGGTACACGCTACCTTGATGTTCAAAATCAAACTTGACGGCCATTTCTTGCGAACCTTTACGGACCAGATCATCCAGGCTGACACCCTTGACTACATCCCCGAACAAGGCAAACCGTGGAGACAATGTAAACGCCGAAGACTTTCCCGCCCCGTTCTTGCCAGCGATAGCTGCCAATGTGACCGCCGACAAATCAATGTCGGCGTAAGCAATTGCTCTGAAATTTTGAAGCTCAATTCTTAATGGGATCATCCCGTTACCTCCAATAGTTCTGTTGTCATGGCCTGTAACTCGTCAATCTCATCATCGGTGTACCCTTGATTATTTCCCCAAGCGGTCAGTGCGGTGAGCGGACTTAAACTCTCAGTCACTTCTGCGTCCCTGATCCGCTCCGACCGCTCAACTTCGGCACGAATTTCAGCGACGAAGAATGCCCCAGCATCATAGAGCGCCTTTTCAAGTGACCGGCGATCAAACTGCTTTTGTAGCTCTTCTGAGCACTCGTACCTCACCCGGACAATTGCGTCCTTAACAGTAGCAAAGTCATCAATCTGTCCGTCAAGCCAGGCTTGTATATCCATGTCACACCAGTCAATTGTTTTAAAACGACGAGCTGGAGTTTCAATAAATGTTGATTTAAAACCAGGAACATCAGCAGGGAAACTAACCCCATCTAAGTCATGAATGTAAAACCCTGGTACCGTCCGCTCATCTCCGAAGTTGTGCCGTTCAGGAGCTCCGCTGTAATAAACATTACTACCAGCCAACTGCGGTCTATGAATGTGACCAAGGCAGACCATGTCGAACATCTTGGCTGCCTCATTGGTGAGGATCGGCTCATTTTGCAGTAATGCATCCTCAAATCCGGTGTCAGCTAGATCAAATGTAAGGTGACTCATCAGGATATTGGGTTGTGTGTCACTGCAACGGGACTTTAGACGTTCACACTCTGTAGTTATCCAGTCGGTCATCTTGCTGTGGAATTCATGTGGCGGTAGCCCAGAAAAGCTTGATTCAGTGGCAAAGGATGAACGGTTCATGCCTGGAAGACAGGCAATGTTTACGCCCCTTACGTGAATGTTATTAGGCTCAGTGAACACCTGAACACCATGTATCTGCATCTCACGGATAAGGTGATAAGCGCTGATAGCATCATGCGAAGGTGTGCCGCTGATAACCACCACCTCAATACCAGCACCGGACAATTTGCGGAGCCAAGAAGTGAATGCTTTAATCTCAGCCGTGGCCCGATCGATGTAGACGCGGGCATCCTTGAAAGCATCACCAGCAAACAACACCAACTCACATCTCTCCTCAATAATCCGATCTGCTACCCAGTCCATGGTTCGAGTGATGTCCTCAAACCTTGACTCAGCAGATGGACCCGGATAGCCGAATCCCCAGTGACTATCTGCAACGTGCGCTATCTTCATCTGATCACCCCATCCCGTCCGGAAGGTCATCAAAATCAATAGCATTCTGACCGCCACCGGATTCAAGGTAATCTCCAACTGTCTTCCAATCGGCTTCGCTTTGAATATCCTGAATTACTTTCTTAATAGGGCGCCCAAGAGCAGTACTAGCTTCCTCCGCTAACCCATTCCAATCAAGCTCTTGCTGTTTCATGATGCCAAGAACGCGGTTCTTCTGAGTTGCCGCACCTTGACTAGCTTGACCAGCTGAAGGTTTTCCGCTTTGGTACCTCCCACTGCTGGCACTGGCGGCTCTACCCTTTGTTCCTTGTTTCCGATCCGCTTGTGGAACATCAGCATAGTCATCCATTTCAGACTCTTCTTGCGTAAAGATCCCGCTGGAACGAGTACATTGAAGCGTTAAACCTACATATGCTCGCTTGTATGCCATTTTCAAAACGGTGTTCCATTGGGAGAACATGTCCTCATTTGGAATACGGTATTGCTTATACTTGTTTCCTGTTTTTTGACCATCGCGCCATTCATCCTTTTCCTCAAAGAGGAGGTCCTCCTTAGCAAGGTGGTGCGGGACTTTATACTCACTCACCCAGCGATAACGGTACTTCGACTCAAAGGTGCTGCACTCACCTACTCCTTCACCTACAACGACTCCGCTAGTTCGATGGATAAGTTGAAGCGTAAACTCCACGCGATAAAAGCCAGTTTCAAACTCTCTCTCTTCCTGCTTATTCTTAACATGAGCAGCGAACCCATATAGTTCACAAAGTTTTTCTGCTCCAGGCTTATAAAGTGTAGGCTTACCTGTTCCCGGGACAGTTCCGAAATCCTCATCTTTAACCATTATTTCTCTAAAAAATTCTTGAAGAAAACTATACTTTGCTTTCATGTCGGTCAGCCTCCGTTTAAAATCGGCTACGCTGCCGAACTCAAGATCAACCAGCGCCCCTCCCCCGGTGTTTCCACCAGAGGATTGAGGTATTACAGTTAAGTTTGCATCAGACAAGTTATGCAACTCCCTTCAGCAGATCAGCAACAGCTTGGAGTGCCCGGAACTCGTCCCGTAATCTCCCAAGACGGGCGGCTGAATTTTTCAGATTCAACTCAGCACCAGAAAGATTCTCGCGCTCGTTCAAAGTATTCTGGCGCATCTGCGCTGCTCTAATTTCAGCGTTTTTACCGTCTATCATATTGCCAAGCAACAGATCGTCCTCTTTTTGCTGAAGCACTTCCTTTGCCGACACCAACTGCATACTTGCCTGTAACAGCGATTCCTCGGCTACCGCGATCTCCTTAGGTAGCGACAATAGTCTGTTTACAATCTCTTGTTTAGTCATGCGATTCCCTCCTCGATAGCTTGATTTATTTCAGCATTCAATATCTGCTGTTGATCCGGTGTTTCAGGATAGCGGATTCCATCCAAATATTGATTAAAGACATAGGCGGCTTCTGCAATTTGTTCATCTGTCAAATGAAGCTGAACAGAGTCAGTAAACGTCCTGAAGGATACAATTGCAGGTGAATAATGGTTTTTAGGTGTGATCCCTACGTCAATTGACTCACCATTTGAATTAAAAGATGTAGACATTCCCATGAGACAACGCTCCCTCTCTTGTGTAGTGAGCCCCCAATCTGCTAATATGGGGGCAAGTGAATTTAAAGAATTAGTTATGACCCTCTGCAAAGGGTCATTTTTCGTTTTCGCAATCCTCGCAAGTTCTTGGATGTCCTGGCTCTTCATCATCGATGTAAGATCCGCAACATTCACATAGCGCACCGTCAAGCGTCATATCTGCAATTTCACCCATTTGTCTGTACCTCACCATGTTCTACAATCTCCTTGTACTCAACAATCACCGGACAATTCTCAATACTGACAATCAAATTCTCATCTTCGTCATTAATGATAAATTCCGAGAAGTTTTCCTCTCCAACCTGTTTGATCTCGATCACTTCCCGACCGTTCAACTCGGTTCCGACTTCAAACACTCGTGTCGGATTGCTAACCACTGTTAACTTTTGAATAACTTGCATGGCTTGTCCTCCTCTCAATTGTTAGAGTGATGCGGCTGCCTCTATCAACCACCCCACTCTGCTCAATGGTTAAAATAAATCGATAGGACTTACACTGTCCTCATTCCTTTCATATGTAGTAGCAAGGTGGGCGAGGGACTTTCACCCTTGCACGCAATGGATTGCAACTACTTACGTAGTTCACTACGAGACATCGACTTTTGTCGACCTGTACCATCGCTTAAGCCTATGCGTCTATATTTCGCCACCACCTTGGATGCGGTCAGCCACATCTCACAACGCCGAAGGGGAGTAGATTATGAAACCGCCCGACGCTGTGAGACAAGGCCGAATGGCCTGTCCTTTATTGAGTTACATGATTTCGTAAGCGTTCAATTTCTTTGTAAGTTGTTAATGCCTCTTCAAGGGGTAGCTCCCGTAATATTGCAGTTGCATTGTTCAATGAGAGAAAGATGTTATCTCGCTCTATCCAAAGTTGTTGGAACTCTTCACTCTCTACACGTCCTTCTCCAAGTGCTTCGGTTACTGCCTTTGTATTAGCCGCCATAGCTTTTGAAGATGTTATATATGCCTCTGCTAATTGATTTGTATGGGTCATACTACTTCACCCTTGCCCTTATTGCTCTCAGGGGTTAAAATAGACGTAACGAGATTTCTTAGTCGAGTTCTCAAACCAAGCGTTCGGCCTGCCAGCCGAGCGTTTTTCTGTTCTTCTTTTGCAAAACTAATCATCATCTCCAGGTAGGCTTCTGCATTCTCCATTTTTCCTGGTAATATCTTTGTTGGAGTCTCACGAATTACCTGCAGGTTATACTTCGCGTTTCTTCCAGCCTGCTTTGCTTCTGTGACCAACTGAGTTCTATTCACTTTGGTTCCCTCATTTCATATATTTTTTAAGTTTCATTTCTGCAGCATGTTCACGAAACATTCCAGAAAATGAAAATCCGTATTCCCTACAAAGGATGACAATGTTATGCATAAGGGCTGTAACAGCCTCAATCTGTTCGACAATCGATGATCTGATCAGCTGCCTCTCTTCCTGATTTAGTTGATCAGGTCGCTTCGTGATCGGAATCTCGTTAAGTGCTTCCCCTGCCTCTTCCATCTCTTCAAGTGTTTTCAGTGTAGTGCTAGACTTATGTAAGTCGGCCCCATCCAACCAAGGGATAAACGCACCACCCGTCACCTCACCCGCAGCTGCAAGGAATAGTTGTCCATCATCGTAATGTTCAGCAGCAGCTAACATTACCTCTTTAGAAGGATTTCGTGTTCCTTTGATGATCTTACCAACCGTCGAACCGTCAACATGCGCAGCTTTAGCTGCTTTCTCGCGGGTATCTCCCGTCCGCTTAAGCATTTCTTCTAGTGCTTGCGGAAATTGTCCAATTGCCATCCTTCCAATCACCTCATTTGTCCATTTTTTCGGATGCTATTGGACAAGGGCCTGTTGTATGATTTAGTTGCAAGCAAGACGCTCCCCTTACCGTCTGTCATCCCATTCGCCGCTGGCAGCCAGTACAGCTCCGGCGGCTTTCTTTTATGCTCTTAAGCTCCCTCCTGAAGCTCATCATCAGATTTGATCTCCTGATTTGGCATAGGAGCTTCTTGAACAATCTTTAAAGCCTTGACCATCTTCTCCATGTCGGGTTCGTACTCTGCTGTATATCTAATCCCTTGGGGAGTTTTCAATTAGATCACCTCCTTACGCTCAGTTGTTGTGGATTCCTCACAACGAATCATTTCGTTGCCTTGATCTGTAAAAAAATTTATCCAATTGAACCCTAATACAATAGCTATGCGTTGAGCAAGTGATACACTCGGGTTTCTAATTCCCGATTCAATCATTCCATAATATTGACGGCTGATATCAACTTCAATTGCAATATCATCATGCGTTTTCTCAGCTTTTGTTCTTAACTTGACCAACCATTCTCTAGTTATATCGTCCACCTCCACGCAACATTTCGTTTCCTTATACTTTATATTACACGCAACATAATGTTTCTGTCAACTTATTTATGCAACTTTTTGTTTCTGGGGTTTATGGCAACAAATAGTTGCGTTATACTTGTGATAAATGTGAGGTGATAGATACAATGCTTGACTTAGATAGATTAGCCACTATGAGGCTTAAGAAAAAACTTACACATCAAAATATGGCAGATAAACTTGGAATAACTCGTCAAGGATATGGAAACTACGAATCCGGTAAGCGAGATGTAGATACAGAAACATTAACTAAAATAGCTAATATTCTTGAAACAAATTCAGATTATATACTAGGACAAACTAACGATCCTACTCCAAGTAAAAGTAATTTGAATTCTAAAGACATGGCTGGATTTGAAACTTTCATAAACAATCCTGAGCATGGCATCTTTTTTAAAGACTATTTAAGTGCCCCAGAAGAAAGACGTGAAGAAATGCGTCAGATTTTTAAGATACTACAAGAGAAAGAAAAAGGACGTAAGCCTGGGGATTTTCAAGGAGAGTAAATTACTTAGCATTTAATAGCAAATACCTCAGCCGATGGGGATATATATGGTGAAAAAAAATATGAATGATAATAAAGAACTTCGTAAAGAGATAAGCCAAAGTATTGTCGATGCCAAGAATCAAGGTAATGGTGCAGGACTAGCTCTTGCTGAAATTATAGTTATTTCTACAGCTTTAGGAATTTATTATTCTTCCTGGTGGTTGTTCGGAGGGGCATTATTCGGATTAATAATTCTCATGTGTTTTAAAGTTACAAAAATTATTCTACTTGTTGTTTTCATAATCGCATGGGTGTTTATCGCTTGGATAATTGGTCAATGGTTTGAAAGTAGTGGAGCTTCTGTAGTACTAAGTATAATTGCTTTATTAGTTTCTGGCGGTCTACATGTACAAGCTTTTGAAGAATGGAAAGCAAAATAGTTAATTCTAAATACCAAGCCAGCAATGGCTTTTCTTTTTACTGCATAACAGAACATATATTCCCATTATGGAGGTTTTTAACTTGTCATACTGTCATCAAATAACTAAAACCGAGCAATTTGTAGAGAACTTATACGAAGAAATAGGAATTACCGAAACACATCAGTTAGAGATTGATGAGCTATCAAAGCTCCTGAATATTTGGGTGCATTATGAGAGTGTTCCAAGTAGGGCCATTGAATCCGTAAAAGGTTTATCCACCATGTTTATTGATGATCGGAACAACCTTGTTAAACAGTGGCTCGAATTTTTACACGAGCTCTGCCACCTGCTACGTCATGCAGGAAACCAAACCTTGATGCCGAAACAATTTACCGATGCACAAGAAAGAGAAGCTGAAAGATTCGTGCTTTATGCAGCTATTCCATTCTCGATGCTCACTAGATTGACCTTACCTACTTGTAAAAGTGATGCTATAGCTTTTGTGGCACATGAATTTCGGGTACCGTTGGAGCTTGCAGAAAGACGAATCGAACAGTTTGAACATGATAATTATCAATCGAAACTTATGCTAGAAAACAACTCCACATGTAATGACTATTCTTTAACTTTAGATGAGGACCTAAATAACGATAGCCTACTTGGGGTTCGAATCCGTGCCTATTACGACTATGATGGGGATTGGTCACGTCCACACACATTAGTGGTAGAACAGCCAGCAGGGTTCGATTGGGATAGTCAGTTATCCATTCAGGTAGATAAGAACTATAAGCAGTGTGATATTCCGCCATACATACCTAATGCTGCTGCTCCTGTACTCTCTGAAGATATTCAAGTTATCCATGACAAGCCAGGCTATGTAGCTATTAATCTACCTAAAATAGCATGGAGACATGGGAGATCTATAGACCAACTCTTTTTATCGATAGACGCAATTGAAGATGCACAAAATTTCTAAGGGGGTAAATCATCTATGATCAATTTCGTTGAGGATCAATGCAAAGACGTTGTGGTATACCCTCGTGTTTCTTCTGATGACCAGCAGGAACGGGAAACCATTCAGACGCAGATTGAATTTGCTATAAAATATTGTGATCTTCATAACTTAAATATAGCTGATTGGTATAAAGATGATGGGGTTTCTGGAACAATTCCCTTGGATCAACGACCTGAAGGACTGCGGTTATTAGAAGATGCTAAAGCAGGAAAATTTAAAACTGTACTTATTTACAATATGAAACGACTCGGTCGTAAAGCCAGAGTAACATTAGACGCTATATATCAGCTTGAGGAATATGGCGTTACAATCAAGAGCATGACTGAACCTTTTGACACAAGCACACCTATGGGCAGGTTTGTCATAACTCTATTGGCCGGACAAGCCGAATTCGATCGGGATACACTACTTGAAACGTTATGGCATGGAGCCAATCGAGTCGCACGGTTAGGACAATGGCTAGGTGGGATTGTACCCTATGGTTACCAGGTCATTGATAAGTTCCTTCAAATTAATGAAGAGCCACTTCCAGGTAAAGAAGAGTTATCAGAAGCCGGTGTAATACGTCTGATGTATCATCTAGTTGGTAACGAAAAATGGTCAACTATTAAAGTTGCTGACTATTTCAATTCTTTGAATATACCACCGTCATATGTTAAGGATGGCCGTAAAATTAAGAAGGGTAAGCGCAAAGAAAATACCGCTGGAATTTGGACTCCTGGGCGGATAAGGAATATGGTCACTAACCCAACCTACAAGGGCCTTCACATTTATGGGAAACGTTCAAAGAAAGATCGAGAACTAATAAATAGAAAGGTACCAGCAATTGTTACAGAGCAATTATGGAATTCGTCACAAGAAACACTTCGGGATAATCAACTCGAAGCGTTCAGAAATCAAAAGAGAAATTATCTATTACGCGGGTTGATTAAATGTGGTAGCTGCGGACTGACATATCATGGCACAGCTTTTACAGGAGTTGGACGCAAGCCTACTGCATATTACACCTGTGGGGGAAAGACCGCCTACAGGGGGCCATTGCAAGGCAAATGTAAATCGAAAAATATCCCAGCAGAATGGATAGAGAACATGGTTTGGGAGGAATGTGTCCGATTTATACGTAATCCTGGTGAGGCATTACAAGAAATCAACACCGGTATAGAAATTCGCAAATCACAAACTAGCCTATTTCTTTCCGAAAAAGAAATGATCCAAAAAAGTATCCGAGATAAAGAACCTGAGCGTCAAAGTATCTTATCCTTGTATAGACAAAAAATGATCACTGCTCTTGATGTTGAAAAACAGTTACAAGAAATGATGTCTGAGTCCTTATCTTTAGAGCAACGTGTTAGAGAGTTAGACGATTTAATAGAAGGAGAAAAGAATATTGAGCAATTATTTGATTCAGCAGAAGATTTACTTCTGTCTCTTAGATCAAAAATAGAAAATGATCCTTCATTTGAAACTCAGCGAGAAATAGTAAAAACACTCGTTCAAGAAATAATCGTAGAATCAACAACTCCTCCAGGAAAAATTCGACCACAAGCATCCGTAATCGTGCGCTACTCATTTAAACGCACTCCTCATTTAAATATTGCCCAAGCTATTAGCCACACGGTTGTCCTTGTGGCTATCTTGGTAGCGATCACCCTGAACATCGTTGTACGTGTAGTGAAGCACGTATTACTCAATATCGTTCTAAAATATCTGGCCCTCTCCTTGATCGGATAGATATCCAAGTCGATGTACCAAGACCCAAAGAATGGAGCCGGGAGAGATTCGGTCTATCCTCAGAGGAAATGAAGGAACAAGTCATGAGAGCGCATGCTATACAGCTATCAAGGTATAAGCACTACCCTTTTTCATGGAATAGTGAGTTATCAGGTAGCCAACTACGTGAACAGGCCTCACTCTGTTCAGATACAGCTGAAATGCTTCAGCACACACTCGAAGCTCTAGGTCTTAGTATGCGCGCATATGATCGTATTATTAAACTATCACGCACTATTGCAGATCTTGAAGGCAAAGCTAATATCGAAGCCTATCATGTTGCAGAAGCGATACAGTATCGTAATTTAGACAGACAACAGCTTAACATCGAGGAAGCGTAAGTGAATTAGCCTTGTTTATATGGACAGCGAATGATGGGATATCAGGATCGATACAACATCTTCTCGTATCACAGATTGGCCAGTAATAAGCAATACAAAATTGCCTTTCAGAAGACAAGCTTCATATTTCTAAGATAAAATTATCACAATTGTTAGTACTAATGTATGAAGGTTTTCGTCTATATGTTAATATAACCAGCATAAAAAAATACCTCCTAAGAAGTATCCATGAATGCTTCTTAGGAGGTATTTTTGAAGTAAATTCAAAAAAAACAAATAAACAGATTAGTGGACAAGATATAACTCAGCCACATCAATACAGTTTTGTTATTAATAGGGCGAAATTATGATAGTTTGGTTTCTAGCCATCCGTATTAATAGCGTCTAACACGTTATACTAGACGCTTGGTGATATGCTAGATTGGTTTATTATTCTGAATCTTTACCCTCACCTATTCAATAGGATGTCTTAGATTTGGTTCTAAAGGGTTGAGTCTGGTACTTTGTAACAAGAGAGAGATCCAAGAGCATTTTAACAATCATCTGATCATACAGTCAAACCACTAAGATTCCTTTACTATGATGAGAAGCCGTTAAAACACGAATTCTCTTAATAATGCTTTCTATTTTAAAAAATTACTTCAATCGTATATAGGCAATATCATTATCATTATTAGCCAATATCTCTACCTTATTTGCATGAACTACAAAATAATGTAATGAGGGAGACTCAAGCAAGCTATTATTAAGTTTCCATCCTATAGGTACGAAATTAACTGCTCCATCTGCGTCTATTAAAGTTTTATTTAGGAAGTCCCATAAAGATGCATCCGTAAACTTAGATTGTCTACTATAAGCCAAATATGCATCAGGGATTATTTCATACTCATATACTTTTGTAAAAGAAGATTTTTTAAAGGAATTCCTATAATATAAATCATAAATTAGAGGATCTATCTTTTCTTTAGAATTAACCCTTGAAAAATAATTTATTAGTCTTGTATCCAGTTTTTTAAAAACGATCCTTTTTATTTGAGAATCCTCATATACCTTGAATGCATATTCAAAATATATTAAAAATTTATTTACTACTATCTCAGCCTTTTCTGTATCTACTACTGAAATTTGTAAATGATCGTTATTATTTAAATAACAAGAAGTTAGAAAAAACAAAGTAATAGTATCTATGTTTTCTAATGAAAAATTAATGTTTTTATTTAGAATTTTATCCATTCGCACTTCTGAAAAATCATATTCTGAATTACCTGACATATTATCCTCATCAATAATTCTGCGAAACCACGTCATCTATTTAACCTCCTAAAATAAAGAGGGGAGTAATTATACTCCCCTCTTTATTACAATTACTTAATTGTGAATTCAGCTGATTTTAATGGTACTATTATATAAGTTTTTTCCCCTTCTGTTCCGCTAATACCTCCAATTGCTCCTGTTACTCTGGCATAATACTTACCCGCACTGTACAAGGGTTCCTCTGTTTGAGTATTAAATGTACTATACAACGTACCTGTACCAGAGAGCCATACTGAAATTGGTTCCGTTCCCCATTGTCTATTGCTAGCATCAAAAGTAGTAACTGTAGCTTCCACACCCATAATCTGAGCTCCGCCAGTCAATTTAAAGGAGACGTTGCAAACTGCTATCTGCAGTCCTCCATCAAAACAATTGATTGTGCCATAACCTCCAATTGTTGCCCTAGAAGAGGGAGGCATATTACCATTCTTGTCTTCCTCTACTAATAGATATTGTTCTGAATATACTGGTTGTTCCTCTTTATAAACCTGACCTTCTTCAATCTTTTGGTTAGTCTCAACTAGATTAAACTCACCCGTTACATTAGGTACTGTTTCATCAGCAAAAGCAGTAAGCGGTAAAGCCAGTAATAATACTAATAATGATAGCACAAGACTTGAAACTAGTTTTTTCAT